AGATTCTGTTATGCACAAGGTCAAATAACAAGACAGATTGTTAATAAATGCTACAAATTTAATTTATTTACTAATGAATAAACAAGGGATGGCAGATAAACCTAAAATCAGAACAATAACAAAGGCTTATATCATCAAGAAAGTTGACCGCCAGCAACTCGATGACTACCAACGACAGCACGAAATAGGCTTGCTTCGTATTCTGATACTCAAACAGCCTGAAAAAGCACAGGAAATACTTGATGAAATGAAGGCGAAAGCGGCGTGATTATTGTGTTTTGGTAATGTGTTTCGTGTAGTTATTTCCGCGATTACTCCATTCTTCAGGCGTGTGCTGAATGAATCTTTGCAGACTTTCAAAGCCACCCCAACCAATCACTGATGTAATATAGTCGAACAGTTCAGCATAAGAGTTAAATTCAAGACATTCTTTAACACCTTTGCTCGTTTCATACTCAAGAATAAGTTTGGAGGTTGTGACCTGTTCCATAGCTAAATTATATCATTAGTTGCTAGTTAATGTGGTAAAATAAAGGGTACAGTCAGTGCCAGAGATGCCATCCGGCTGAAAGGTTTAACGGTGATGTGTTGGGAAGAAAGCCAGCAACGATTAGCTAGACGCTTCAAACGGAGCTATGACCATAAAGATTTGGAGCGCCACAGGTTCGAATCCTTGTCTGACTGTTATTGAATAATCTATGACCGATTTCTCTAACCTAACCAAAGAAGAATTAGAATCAGCTTTACTTGTCGAAGAAGCTGCGTGTGAAGATATGAAATATCAGCCACCTGGCAAATCAAAAGAGTTTTGGAAAGCGGTTGAGAATATTAATAAGATTAAGGATGAGTTGAGGAAGCGTAAATGAGACTTAGAACGATGCACAAAAGGCGAAAGCGCAAACTGTCAAACAAACACAAAACTTCAATAATTTGCGGTGGCTTTGAAATCAGCCTTTTCCAAACAAGGAAGAATGGTTCAAAAGTACGAAGCGTATTTTTCAAGGGCAGAGAAGTGCCTGAAGAAGCATTCAAAGGTTTTACTTTGAGCGTACAAAACCCACTTGCTGACGTTTCTGAAAAACAAGGCTTTTATCGTACATATTTAGATTTAGAGCCAGAAATAAATTTTAGTGTAGAGGTAACAGATGAGTTTTTCCGCTTGCTAGGTATGCGAAAGTTTACGGAAAAGAACGATGATGGAACATTTACTCATACAATGATTTGCGACACAAAAGATTATGAAGTGTTCAATGATGGTGTCATTGAATAATTTTTCTTGCAATTACTAAGAATATAATGTAAATTTATTCGCAAGTGCGATAAGCACCAAAGAATTTAATAACTCAAAATGAGTTACGGCTATCAATAGTCACGGCTCACAAGATTTGGATGAAGTTCCAAGTTTTGTGAGCCTTTTTCTTTTTTAACTTATGGCAGAAGAAGATAACAACGAGCATACCAGAGAGGTACGCACGTTAACCACATTGCTTGAAAAGAACGGGAATGACGCGCTTAAACTGGCAGAATCGCTTTTAGCGGACAATGCCGACTGGCGTAAGAAAAACCGTGATTTGAAGGCAAAGATTCCCGCTGAAGGCTCACGTGTCCTTTCCGCTGATGATGCGAAAAAGTACGACGAACTTCAACAGATTTTCTCAAACCTCGACCTTGAACAGGTCAAGCAAAGAGTTGAGAAGTATCCAGACCTTGAAAAGAGCAACAAGGAATTATCTCAAATGGAAACATTGAGAGAGCTTGCCGAGGTTGGTGGTTACAAGATTCCCGCTCTTAAAAAGATCATGCAGGATTTTCCCGATGCCGAGATAAGCTTCAAAGAAGAATCCGACCAGAACAATAAAGTACGCAAAGTGCCGTACATTCGCACCGATGGCAAAGAGTCATCATTCGACGCATTTGTTGACCAGCACAAGTTAGCAGATGTTTACTCGCTCAAAGCGAACGAGACTCATGTACCAGTAGGCAACCCGCCAAACCCCCCGGCATCGGGCGACAGCACATCACTTTTTGACCGCATCCGAAAGGACGCTGAAGCGAAAAAGAAAGCTGCCCCGCCTGCGCCGAGTCTGCGCGACATTGCCGTAAGCATTTAATCAGGAGACAAAAACAATGCCACTAGCTATCAGCAGAACCACGGGCGGTCTTGCACACGCCCCCGCTTTTGTAGGCGAGATTCTGGCTACGGATGAAGTACGCGTCGTTGTTACGGCACTTTCCGCGAACGAAGTGGACGCAAACGGCTATTTAAAGCCGGGCGTTCCTTTCTTACAGACGGGCGCACTCGTAACGGCTGGCGCGGTTTACGGCGTAACCATCGAATCAATCAAAGTTGCAGCCTCAAATTCGTCGGCAGACATCGCAGCCGCAACAACAGCCATTCCCGTCGCAGTAGGAACCATAGGAACCGTTAACCGCGACATCGCAGAAGACAATCTCGGACGCGCTTACACAGCCGCCGAAATTGCAGGATTCGGGCTTGCAGGCTCGACATTAAAACTAACCAGAACTTAATAAAGGAGACACGGAAAAATGAGTACATTTAGTTGGATTTCCGCAATAGACACGCTTTCCGAGCCTGCTTTAACAGTGCTGGCTCAAACCATCAACCCAACGGACGTGCCCGATAATCTTTTGTATGAAAGATTTTTCCCGCGCGAAAACGTGGATTCGGTTGATTTAGACGATATTACAACGATTGATTATAGACCCGTCGCAGACCGCCGCGAATGGAACCAGCGCGGCAGGTTGATCCCGAACAAAACGCCCGATACTCGCAAAGTGTCCATCGTTCCGATTGAGTCTTATTTCAAATGGGGCGAATACGAGATGCAGAAAATGGCGGAGCGCACGTTAGGCAACGCCGCAGTTTTGCAGCAGATTATGGAAACCTCCATTCCCGGCAAGCTCAATCAATTAGTTGAATCGAACTATCGCAGAATCGAGATGGACGTTTTCAACGCGTGGGCAAACGGGACTGTAATCCAGAAAAACCCGCAGACGGGCGAAACCTACACGGCATCGTTTAACTTCGACGCTACGCGCTACACGACAGCGCCTACCGCGTGGAATGACGGCTCTGTAAATGCCTACAACCTTTTTCAAGCGTTTCTTGCATCGGCTACCGAAAGAATCGGACCGGTTGCGGGCGCGATGATGAGACAGGCGACTTACAACGCTATTCAGGCAGATGCGCCGCAATCAGTATCGGGGATCGTCCCATCTCGCCGGGAGATAGAAATGAGACTTCAGGACGCTTTAGGAACTGATTTCGCATTCGTCATCAACGAGCAGACATTGGAGCCTTTCAACGATGGCGGCACGGCTACGACTTCAACAAAGGTCTGGACGGCGCAAAAGGTTGCGGCTATCCCGGCAGGCGTTCGGGTCGGTCGAACTGCTTTCGCTCCCGTGGTACGCGCTATGGAACTTGTCAGAACATTGCCGAATCAGGGTATCGACGTGCGCGGTATGACTGCTTACTACGAAGGTGGTTTGGGCGGCAGAACTTTAGACCTGGAAGTTCAGGTCAATGCAATGCCGGTTCCGAATGAAAACAAACTTTTCGTTATCAATGCGGGCGTTTAACAGAACGCCCCTTTTAGGAGAACTCAAATGAGCGAAAAAAGAATAATTTCAGGGATTCCGGTTGACGGGACAACTTATGGACCCGGCATGGAAGACGAGTTAGCTGAGAAACTCGACGCAAAACAAATCACATATTTAACCGAGCAGGGAGCGATTGAAGGATTCACAAAAAAGGAAGAATCCGACAGTAAAACTTCAAGCAAAAAATAATGCCGACACCTAACCCGGAACCAACCGCCGAACAAATCGAGATAGTTGCTGAAATAACGTTTCTGTCAACCGATGAAGTATCGGCAATGGTTTCATCTCCCTCTACTCAAGATGCGGCAGACGCTAAATGGGCGCGAACCCTTGCTGATATTGCTCTTTGGGAAGGTGGGCTAAAGGATGAATCGGGAGACGTGAAAAAGGTCGGTGAAATCGAGTTCTTTGAAGGTGCTGCCGTGGGGTCAAGATTAGACTTTCGCAACCGTGTGCTTCGGCGTTACGGCAAAAGTCCAGTCTCAACGGAAGCGGCAAGCATTCAATTAGACGGTTCCAGTCTGAGGTGGTTTTAATGAACCGAACGGCACTTGCACAAAAGGCAGCACCGGCAGCATTTAAGAAAGTTGCGGGAAAAGGTTTTGCCGAATTTGTGGATGTTTACCGCACGGATAAGGTGGCAGACGGGTTCGGTGGCGATAAGCTGACAAACGAAAGAAGCGTCAACTATGAACCGATTCCGGTTGTTCGCACACCCCATCGGCGCGAGGTGAGGACTCAGAACGGCACTATCTGGTCATCGGACAAGTTCAGTATGCCTCTTGTATGGGCGGAAGAACTTGAAATAAGAGTCACCGACAAATTGAAAAGACTAGAGGGCGGCGTTGCCGTGCCGGAAAAGGATTTTCACATTGTCGAGATAAAACAGGCGGGCGTTCTTTATGAAATATTCGTAGCGTCCGAACAGGAATAAATATGGCTGAAATTTACAAAGAAAAAGTAACGGTCAAAGTAAACGAGGAAAAGGCAGTAGGTGGCGACGGTACTGATTTTCACGAGGTCAGGATTCGCGGCAATCGCTCACACTCTAATCTCGTTTTAACCAACGCTTACGGCTCACGCGATTTCGAGGACGGCAAAGAGTACGAGCTTGTCATTCGCGAAGTCGAAAGAAAGCCGAAAACCGCTAAAACGACTGCGGCAAAGACTTCTACTGCCAAAACTGAGACAGATGACAGTAAGACTGAAGACAGTTAAAAACGAGCTTCCTAAATTGATAGGGAAGATGCGCCCGAAAGTTGCTGACGCTCTAAACCGCGCGGCGTTTGAAAATGAATCGGTTTCCAAGCAATTGGCTCACGTTGACACTGGGGAGATGCGAAATTCCATCCACGTATCAAAAACGGCAACTGCTAACGACCTTCAGGCAGAAACCAAAGTCGGAGCCGAGCACGGAATATTTGAAGAATTAGGAACTGTACACCGTCCGCCTCATCCGTTTTTTATGCCGGGATTTGAGGCGGCATCAAGGCAGTTAAACGATGAACTTAAAGATGTTTTGAAATGAGCGAATCGGTACGCATTAACAGGTGGCTTTACGTAACGTTATCGGAAGATGCGACGCTTATAGCACAGGGCATTAAAGGCGTACGCGATTACATACCGGAGCAGGCTGAGTTTCCGCGAATCGTCTATAACCTTCAGGCTGGCAGGGATGTGAACGGAATTGGAGGTGTAAGGCTTTTAACCCGTCCTTTATATCAAATTAAGTTGATAAACAAAGGGAATATCGAGAGCAACTATCTGCCTTTGATAGAAAGAATGGACGAGCTGCTTCACAACAAGACCAACGAGACTTTTGAGGGTTATGTTTTCTCAGCCCGGAGAGAACAGGAGATTAATTATTTTGAACCGGGCGAGAAAGGTACAGACATAGTTTACAGGCACGTGGGCGGGCTTTACCGCATAGATTGTTACGCAATATAGGAGATTATTATGGGAAGAGGTACATCAGGAAAAGTAGTACAAATCGGTGCGGAAACCACGCCGGGGACTCAGGTAGCAGCAAATAAAGCGCCAACCGCTTTTTCTTGGAATCTGAGATTTGAAAAGAATGTTACGGACTACACAGCACAAGGGTATAACTTCACTACCGTAAGCGCTTTGCAACGCGCGTGGATGGGCGGCGACCTTAACGGTCCTTTTTCATTCAATGAAATTATTTATCCGCTTTCTTCTCTTTTCGGAGCGCCGACACCGACAACACCAAGCGGCGGAACAAACGCAAGAACATGGGCGTTTCTTCCTGCACCCCGCGGAGCCTCAACAATTAAGACTTATACGGTTGAGCAGGGAGATTCAACAGCCGCTAGAATCGCAACCCATGTTGCGGTCCGAAGCCTTGATTTTGATTTCGGCACTGATGAAATAACTGTCAGCGGCGGTTTGCTAGGCAGAACGGCGACAAGCGGAGTTCTTACAAGCTCTCCGACATCACTCGCACAGATTATCGGCTCAGTTAATCAAATTGACGTTTATATGGCGGCGGCGGGCGGGCTTGCTACGTTGTTTGATCCGGGTAATAAGATAACTGACGCTATTGACGAACGTTTTTCTATCGGTGAAAAACTCGACCCGCGTTTCGTTCATAACACCACTTATCAATCATTTAAAGATTTGATTGAGAAAAGACCTGACCTTGATTTTTCATTTACAACGGAAGACAACGCGCAAAGCCGAACGTTGTACGATGCGGCTGTAGGCAATGTTTTTAAATATCTCGGCTTGAAAATCACCGGACCTATTATCGAAGGTGCAATTCCTTACGAATTTAGGCTAACCGTAGCTGCAAATGTAACCCCGAACGAAGAAGTGGATGCTGGCGGTGTATGGGGCTATAGCTATAGCGGAAAACCACAGTACGACAGCACTCTTGGTTCGGCGTTTAAAATCGAAGTCACAAACATAATGACCGCTTTATAAAAATATGGGATTTAGCATAACAAACTTTAAGAACCCGCCTATTAGCGCGGTTTTCGAGAAAAACGGCAATCAATTAAACCTTGACATTGACGCTGACATCATCACTCCTGCTTTCATTGAAGGAATAAAGGTGAAAATGCAGCGCGAGGTTGCAAAGCTAAAGGACAAATACGCGCAGACTGTTGAAACTCTGAAGAGTCAAAAACCAAAACAGCTAAAAGCAAAAGACGAATCGGATGCTCTCGCGTCACTTGAAAAAGAAATTAAAGAAATTGATGCGAAATTAGATGAGGCGCGTTATATGGCGGAAGTCTTATCTCAGATTATCGTGAAATGGGACGTTGAGGATAAAGATGGACAGCCTTTTGCTCTGAGCGTGGAAAATTTAATGACTTTACCTCCAATACTTTTGGGTGAACTTTACTCTTTCTGTTTTGATGCGATAGCTCCAAAAAAAACGAATGTGATGACATCAGGCGCTACTTCTCAGTAAGGGGTTGGTCAAAACGCCACCCACCGCCAAATTGGTTTTTTGAAATCGAGATAGCAAGAATTTTAGGCGTTGACGTGCGTGAGTTACAGGGCATACCTATTTATCTTCAGAAAAGGGCTTTAGCTGTCCATAACTCTAAAAAAGAGGCGTTGCAAGAAATCGCCAAAAGGTCTAATGCGCAGGTTTGCTACGTGCTGGATATTTAGAGATGGAAATAGCGAAACTTATTGCAGTTTTTGAAGGCGAAACCTCAAACTTTGAGGCTGCAAATAAGCGCGTTGAATCCGGGATAGAAAAAACATCACAAACCTATATTGACGCAAACGGTAGAATGCGCGACGCTTCGGGAAGGTTCGCAAGTTCAGCCGAAAAAGATATGGGGCGCGCAGGCAATGCGTTTACCGTTTTTAGTTCTCATGTAGGCAATATAGGCGATAAATTCAAATCTCTGGGCGGTTCGATGCAGAGTTTTGGTGCAACGCTTTCCGCATCGATTTCACTTCCTTTAACTGCTCTCGGCGCGTTAAGCGTCAAAACTTCAGCCTCATTCGATTCATTAAAAAGAGGCTTAACCGCCGTTGCTGGCTCATCCAGTGAAGCGGAACGCCAACTGTCAAGATTAAAAGAAGTCGCAAAACTTCCCGGGCTTGGATTCAAAGAAGCGATTCAAGGCGCTATAAATCTACAGGCGGCAGGGTTTAACGCCGAACTTGCCGAACGCGCTCTAAAAGGATTCGGTAACGCTCTTGCCACGGTCGGAAAAGGAAAAGCTGAATTAGACGGCGTTATTACCGCACTTAGCCAGATAGCTTCAAAAGGCAAAATCTCAGCCGAAGAAATCAACCAGTTAGCAGAACGCGTTCCGCAGATTCGGCAGATAATGAAATCCGCTTTCGGCACGTCAGACACGGAAGCCTTGCAGAATATGGGGATTTCCGCCGAGGCGTTTGTCGGCAAAGTCACCGCCGAATTGGAAAAACTTCCACAGGTTACGGGCGGAATCGGCAACGCGTTTGAAAACCTTTCAGACCTCGTAGAACAGGCGCTATTGCCTGTCGGAGACGCGATAAACAGCTTTCTTATTCCTGCGATTGAAACAGTCTCGCCATACATTCAGCAGCTTTCCGATTATTTCAAATCACTGTCACCGACCATGCAGGGAGTAGTTCTTGCAATCGGCGCGATAGCTACGGCGGCGGGTCCGGTTATAGCACTTCTAGGCACGGCAGGAATTGCAGTTGGAGGGCTTGCAACACTATTCGGAACGCTCGGAACGGCTATTCCGATAATAGCCGCGGCATTTGCCACTTTTGCGCCCGTGATAGCAGTCGTCGGCGCACATCTTGCGGCGCTTTATCTTGCGTGGACGCGAGATTTCGGAGGAATAAAAACTACAACGCTGGAAGTTTGGGAGGTGGTTAAATCTGCTACTACAACGGCGATAAATGCTATTTATGATTTAACGCAAAGGATCGGAGGCGATATTGTCCGATGGTGGAACGATAACTATCCGCTAATCGAGCAGACCGTGAAAAACGTCTCGGAAGGAATGAGGCAAGCGATCCAGACAGTAGGCACGTGGATTGCGGACTTCTGGGCACGGCACGGCGATACAATCGTTCAGGTAATTAAAAACGCGTGGGATTCTGTTTCATTTATCGTTTCAAACGCGGTAAAAGGGATTCTCGCTGTTATTAAAATCACTTTGCAGGCGATAAACGGCGATTGGGCTGGAGCGTGGGAAACCGTCAAGGATACTACGCGCCGTGCATTCAGCCAGCTAGAAGTGATGTTCCGCGCAATCGGAAACGCTTTGCTTGACGCTTTCGCACGGATGATAGTCGGGGCTGTAGATTTCGGCAAATCTCTTTTCAATGCCATCGACAGCGCAATAAGACAAGTAATAGTCGCATTCGCAAACCTGCCTCAAAATCTGATCAGTCTGGTTCCGAAATTCATTGCCGCGGGCTTGTCAATCGGCGCGGCGTTAGTAAACGGAATCAAAGACGGTTTAAGCGGTGTCGCTACTGCTACGGCAAGCGTCGGCGGCACTCTCCCTCAAAACAATACATCTCTTATCAACGGCGCTACGCAGGCAAAAGCACAGGCTGAAGCGCTTGCAAAAGCGGCAACTATTATTGTTGCGCCGCCCCCTACTTCTCCGACAGGCACGGGAGGCGGAGGAAAGGTAAGCAAAACCAAAAAAGAAGATACGGGCGACAAATGGGACTGGCGGGCGATAAAAGCCTTTGGCGAGGCGATGGGCTTTAATGTCGGAAAGACGGCAAGCAAGAACGGCGCGACATTCGGCGGCAAACATAACCCCGGAAGCGCACATTATGCAGGGCTTGCCGTAGATTTTTCGGTAAAAGGAAAGACATCCCAGCAGATAGCCGAGTTTTTTCAGAAAGCATTGGAATCGGGATTACGCGTACTGGACGAGCGCAAAGGTCCGATGACACCCGGTGCTGTCTGGAAAGGCGCTCATCTCCATTTAGAAGCGTCGAAGAAACGCTCATTTCTGCCGAATAATCCAGAGCTTGAAGTCTTGGACCGCGCACGGCTCGAAAGCAACTCTAAAGTAGCATCGGTTCTCAAAGACCAGTTTCAGGACTTATCTCAAAAAGGCGATACGTTCCGCGACGTGATTAAGTCTCTAAGCGGCGAATTGCAGTCTTTCGGCGTGAACACGCGCGAAGGGCAGATAGCACTTGAGCTGATGGGTGAGAAGTTCCAGGATTTAACCGAAGCGCAAAAAGCAGAAGTTATCGAACTGGCTAAACGGGTTGACTGGCAGAATAAGCAGAAAGAATCTCTCGCTAGCTTTGAAAACGTTCTCAAAGATTTGGGATTGGTAAAAGAGCCTACAATCTTCGAGCGAATTGACACATTTTTCAGTGATATTACTCTAACTCAGAAAATCAAAGGAATGGCTGATGCCGTCAGCTTAACGGTCGAAAGATTCAAAGAAATGCTCAAATGGAACGAGAGCATAAAAGGACTTACACCCGACTCCTTGAACATCCCAATCGAGCCAGAAAGAGATTTAAGAGAAACTGCCGGCGCGGCTGAAGCTGTGCCGCTACTTAATACCATCGGAGACATCGCCCCTCGTATTACAAAGCCGTGGGAAGATTTTTTCAAGACCTTAAGAGACGGTTTCGGCAGCATCCGCGAATCTATGCCGCCACTTAGAGAATCGCTAGGTGAAGCTTTACTCGATATTCCTTCAAGAATGGCTGACGTGTGGACTAACGCTATACAAAACACGGACGGAACTATCAAAGGATTTTTCAAGTCCCTGTTAACCGGATTCGCTCAGATGGTTAACCAAATTCTTATGGAACTAGCCCGCATAGCAATAATGAAGGCGGTCACCTCGCTTTTCTCAGCGGCGTTAGGCGGAGGTTTCGGCTCTGCGGGACCGGCAGCACCGGGAGTAGGTTTAATGGCTGGCGCTCGTGCGGCGGGCGGTCCGGTGTCCTCAAATTTACCGTATCTCGTAGGCGAAAAAGGATGGGAGGTATTTGTCCCGAAAACAAACGGGCAGATTCTCAATCAAGATCAACTTGGAAAACTAGGCGGTCAAAAAGTAGAGATTCACAACCATTTTCACCCAGACCCGAAGACGGGCAGATATTCGCAGGAATCGGCTGAACAGGCTGGACGGCGCATGGGAGGACAGATTCAAAGAAGTCTTGTACGCGGTTAATTATGCCAATCGAATTTGACGAGGTAGAACTTAATAGAATGTATTCACCCGCAGCGCACGGCGGACCTGTTTTCTCTACGTCCATCTACGGGAATCCTTTCGGCTATCGTCAGAGAAATATAAATCAATTCGATGCCATCCACGTTTACGAGTTCGATTTTGAAGGACAGCGCGAGGGCAGCTACTTTGAAGAGCTTGTAGCTTTTTTTATGACTCGTAAAGGTCGCGCGATAGGCTTTCGCTTCTTTCCTTTTGATGACAACTCTTGGATTAACAATCAGATCGGTACATACGCGACAGGTACAGCTACCTATCCCTTATACAAAAGGTACGCGGTAGGTTCCCGAACTTATGAGAGAAGAATACTTAAACCTAACAACGATTTAGTCGTTGCGGTCGGCGGCGTTCCGGTTTCTGCTTCGGTTAATACAGCGACGGGACACATAACAATATCAGGCAGCCACTCTCACGGCGCGGCGATTACCGTCACATCAGGTACGTTCTGCATTCCAGTTACTTTTAACACAGATAAAATGGACAGGTCATCGAGCGCACCGGGTTATTTTAATTTTAATGGATTATCCGTGGTGGAGATTCTCGCCGCTGAATTAGGGCTTACATGACAACAGACCAAATAACAGCACTTCAAAAAGGCACTTCTTCAATCTGCATGCTTGCCAAGCTAACGGCGGCGGCGGACAAGGGAGGTTTTGTTATCAGGATAGCTCTAAACACCAGAAAGATTACTTTTGAAGGTGAAGACTATAATCCGTTTCCGGTCGAAGCATCCGAACAGGAGATAACAGCGGGAACGTCAGTAGATAACGCTACCTTTCAAACCATGCTATCTGATGCGCTGAATCGCCTCAATCTTCGGGGAGGTATATGGCAAGGCGCAAAGGTGGAAATAATCAAAGTGGATTATTTAAATCTCGGCATCGGTGCAATCGAACGCTACCGGGGAAGGTTCGGAGAGGCGACGATTAACGGTCGTCAGGTTAGCCTTGAATACCAGAGCCTTACGCGCCTTCTTTCTCAAGAAATCGGAGACAAAACAAGTCACCTTTGCCGCTACCAGCTTGGAGTATATGACTATAAAAACAACTTCTGCCCTGTAAATCTAGCCTCATTTACTCAAACAGGAAGTGTCACGGCAAAGACGAACGATCAGAAGTTCACCATCTCAATCAGCATGGCAGACGGCTACTACTACCGGGGAAAAATCAAGTGGACATCGGGGAGCAATAACGGGCTTTCAATGGAGACTCAAAACAACGTAGGAAACGTTTTAACACTACTCCAGCCTATGTATAAAACAGTGCAGATAGGCGACACGTTTCAACTAATAGCGGGCGACGATAAGAAACTATCGACGTGTCATAACAAATTTAACGCGGCGATAGACTTCGGCGGGGAAACCGAGGAAATGCCTACGCGCGACGATTTATTTAAATTCCCTGATTAGCATGGCTAAGAAAGCAGTAAAAAAACAGCAGATTGTTGAGGCGGCTAGAAAGTGGCTCGGAACGCGCTACCAGAATCAAGGGCGTGATAATTACGGTCTGGACTGTGGAGGGTTGATTCTCGTTGTTGGCAGAGAATTAGGCATATCTAGCTTAGAGTTTTTGGGCTATTCCAACAACCCGGACGGAGAGACTTTCGAGCGACTATTATGCCAGGAGTTAAACGAAGTTACGCCGAAAGAGAAAGTTCAAATAGGAGACATTATCGCTTGTGATTACGGCGACGGAATACAGCATACAGCTTTTGTAACCGATAAAGACCCGAAATTAAAAATTATTCACGCTAAAAGAGCGCATGGAGTAGTCGAACAGTTCATACACGGCAGAGATTTAAGAGCGTGGGTCAAGACGTACAGGGTAAAGGGAGTTAAATGAAAGCAAATCTTTATATTAATGTGCAAATAGATTCGGAAAGAGTAGAGAAAGCCCGTCAAAAGTGGCTTAAAAATGAAATAACGCTTGATGAATACAAAGCAGAGATAAATAAAGCGGCTTTAATCGGAAAAACCAAGCCAGCCCCGAAAGGGACATTAACAGTTGCAAATAGTAAATGAATCTTTTTAATTCAAAATTCGGCTTTTATAAACAGTTTCTTATAGCATCTGTTTTTCTTCTCGGATGCGTATTAACCATTCGTGCCGAACCTATTTCTCTGACTGCCGTTTTAACTTCTCTCGCCATCTCAGCCGCAACAACAGCAGCGTCCTTTGCCTTAAATTACCTGATGGCTCCAAAGCCGAAAGGTCAAGATAAGGGAAAATTACAAGGCGAGATTCAGCTGTCTAATGTTGGTGAAGACCTTTTTATAAATGAATACGCGGGCTGCCGTCAATCAGACGGTATAGGTGGTATCAAATCAGGAGTTATCTTTATCTACGCTTCGCAGATTAGAAAAACCGTTGTCGAAACATCGGGCGGAGGCGGAGGCTCGCGCGGCGGAAAAGGCGGAGGTTCAAGGAGCGCCCCGGCAAACCGCGAGTATCATTATTTTATAGATTTAGCCTGCATGGTCGGGCGCGGCAAGGTTCGCATACTAGAGATAAAAGCAGGCACAGATGTACTATACCGCAACTATCCGCAAGGCTCGGTCACTGGTACTACTTACGAGACCGCTACGAGTTATTCAGGAGGCGCGGCATTATCTACGGACATTACTTTTTCGGGCAGTAACAAGATAACGATGCCAACCTCGTCCACTGCCACTTTTACCATTACTGGCGATGGAAGCGAACACGCATTTTATATCTATTACAAGGCGGCGGCTGACAGGTCGCTGAACGTTACCATCAACGGTGTGGCGCGTACCATCGCGCTTCCTGAAACGTTTGGAAGAATCGAATCCGTGATGATCGTCGGTGATACGAACGTTGGAGCTACCACATTCTTCATTCAGAATCCGGGCGCGTCCGTCGAGATTGACAAGATTGTGATGGGCGAAAGGTTTACCGTGCCTCCTGAGTTTCCGCCCGGTCCCATATCAGGCGGCAAGAATCCCGATTACATTAATCCCATTACGACCTACAGCGCCAGCACGTTACGCGACCCTACGCTTTCGGACTACCGCGCGGCTGATGAGTACAACTATCAGCCTAAGAAAGATTCTACAGGCGCTACCGAAGCAGCTATTACGGCAGGGGCTAATATTCGCATATATGAGGGAACATTAGACCAATTACCCGACCCTCTCTTGCAAGCGCATTTTGAAGCGAAATACGGCGCAGGCTCAACTCCTGCCTATCGCAACCGTTCATATTTCGTACTGGAAAACTTTGAGATTACCAAATATGGTTCGGTTCCGAATATTACTGTAGTTGTCGAATCCATTGACAACAAGACATTAAGCCAATTATACGCCTCGCGCTCGGCACGAACGGGGCTGGACTCTTCCGAATACAATTACACTTCATTTGATAACGTCAATTTGCGAGGGTTTGCGATTACTAACAGGCAGGCTCCAAAAACAGAAATGTCTCTTTTAAATCGACTGTTCGATGTGGACGTTTACGAAGACACCGAAGGGCTTATAAAAGGTGTAGTACCGACAGAGACAGTAGCGGCTACCATATATTCGACTGATTTAGATGTTGACGTTAAGGAAGACGTGGAAGAAGATGCAAAACCCGTCGCCATTCAAACGAAGATTCAAAACGAGTATGAACTGCCTAAGACATTGGAAGTGTCGTTTTTCAACCCCGAAAAAGATTTCGAGATCGGAAGTGTCCACGCCACACGCGAAGTGACCGTATCGCAGAAAAAAGAAAACATCGAGGCTAATCTGGTTCTAACTGAAGCCGAAGCGCAGAAGATATGTGATAGAGAGCATCAGAGAATATTAGTAGAAAAGGACGGATCGAGTTTTACCACTTTTCAGAAATGGGGATACTTGCGACCTACAGACCTTGTATCAGTACAGAATTTAGAGGGAGATTTTGAGCGAATAAGATTAAAGGCTAGAAACGGCGACGTTCCGGGGAAATTAACATTTACAGGCGTGTCTCGTAACGTGCTTGAACCTTTTCCGCGAATATTTACAGAACCGTCTGAAAATCCTAACATTCCGCCCATTTTCAAAGTGCCACCTCACGTTATCGGGACTATATTCGATTTTGGAAACTTAAGAACATCGGACAATCAAACAGGATTCTATGTCGCCTGTGCAATGACCGACCAGATGTACACGTGGCAGGGCGCGTCTCTTTACTGGGAAAGGGAAACCGGCTATGAACTTCTCACAAATGTTAATAACCAGGCTACTATCGGGCGCACCTTAACAAACTCTCTGGGGACGCTCCCGACTACGCCCGTTGGTTGGACTGAAAACAGTTGGGACACCACTTCGACAGTAACCTTTGATTTATTTAACGGCGAGGTAGAAGCCAGAACCGATGCCGAAGTTTTAGACCGTTTCAACGTTCTACTTGTAGGTGACGAGCTGATAGCTTTTGCCACCGCCACACGTGTAAACGGTTTTCCTAACAGATGGACAGTCTCTCGATTAAGACGAAGACTAAAAGGCACTTATTCCACATCTCATATTGCAGGCGAACGCGTTCTTTTAATGAGCGACGCTGTTAAATTCGTGCCCGTAGATTTGTCAGAGTTCGGAAAGGCACGAAACTATAAATTTGTATCTAGCGGGCAGGATATTACAAAAGCCTCATCGTTTAACTATACGTGGGGCGGCACGACCGAGCCTCCTACTAATTTCAGAGGAATATATAAAGGAACTGTCGTTACTTTCAAATGGGATGCGTCCATAACGGCGGGAGTTAAAGGCTACCGCATAACGGATGAGAATAATAATATTATTATTCCATTCACGTCAGACACGGAGTTTACCGTACCCGTGGATAGAGCTGTATTTAAATATAAAGTATTCGCCATATCTCGCTATGATGTTGTTTCTACTAATCATATTTATTTAGAGTATGTAGTTCCGCCTCCGCCGAAGTTTACAAATCCTTATCGGGGCGTAGTTCTTCAAACCGGAGAATTTCAAAAAACATCGGCAACAGGTGGTTTATGGGACGGTTACGCCAATATTAATTATCACCTTCTCGACTACAGCGGAACTATCCGTTTTACGGCAGATGTCACTACTGTTAAACGTGCTTTCGGGTTCGTAGCATCCAACAGTTTCGGGGATAGTTTCTATTTTGATACCTACCAGAACATCGCGATAGGAATACTGCTCGATTCCAACGCCACAGCCTATTTTATCTGCAACGACCCTACCCATGCAACGATGACCTCTCTAGGGGCATACCTTGCGGGTGATGAGTTTTACATTACTTTACGAAGACCAGTAACGGGCGGCGAAACGGGAACCTCAATGAATCCGGGCGCTAATATCTACCGTACACGCGCGGGGACTACTATATTACTAGGATTCGTAGCGGCGGCGGGTGAAAGCACGTCAGGCGCATTGGCTTCTAACGTAGAGATGAGCCTGCCTGTCGGATTCGGCGTATCTCTTTATACTCAAAACACTACTTTTCCGTCCACGTTAAAAATAGAAGGTGATCTTTTCCCGATTGACCCCGTTCGACCAAGTTTGGAGGGAAGTTCAGGCGCTTACACTACATCTTCAAGCGGGCTTACGTACGACCAGACCACTGGTAATATGACGTGGGTTTCCGGTTCGCCAGTAGCGTGGACAGGCGAATGGTTCAAAGCGGGGCAAAACGGTGAATGGGGATTCAAACCGAAGGCTAACTCAGCTTTTCAAATAGGTTTTACGGCTGACACATCATCAAGTTCTCTAGGTTTATATTTAAACTTTAAAGCAGATGGAACGGTTGACCTCGTTAATACATCTTTAGGAACTACAAATAGTCTCGGAGCTTACACGGCTGATTCATCCTATGCTTATCGGCGTGTCGGTAATTATATTTTTATCCGTTCAGGATTAGACACCAACCGTCTGATACACGCTAACGCTTATTATTATCTTGCAAACTCGACTCTTATACGTCTGATGGTCAAGCCGACTGCCGCGGGCGGGCTTACGGCGTTCACAATGAAGCGCGGGCAGCCTTCCGAGATTAATTCTTTGACCGGATACGTGAAGGGAAGCGAAGTTACTCTAGCACCAGCATTTGTCGGTAAAAACCTATTAAGCAGCAGTCCCGAAATCTACCGACCATTGGGAGCAAAAGACGGCGATCCGGTTGTGATGAGCGGCGATAGATATATTGTAGCTCCTGCCGCCGCCACAACATCAATTTCAGTTTACGAGACCGCACTACTTTCAGGAGGAACTTTTACTTACAGCTAATGGCACTACCGGCATCAGGCAAAATAGTTCATATTTATCCGCACGCACACGGTTATTTAAACGGCGCGTATGTTACCTCTTTCACTGATTCGGCGGGAGTAGCGTTTTTTGGCGGGGCTACTTTTAAGACCAGCCAGATTAACGGTAAATCTGCATTCTCACTATCAAGCACGGACTATTTTAATTCAAACTCTACTATTGACCTCTCTAGCACATCAGGAATAACAGCGTGTGCTTATCTTAAAGTAACACTAGCGCCGGCATCTTTCGGTGTACTATTCGAGCATTCGGCTAACTACAATACGAATAACGGTTGGGTTATATATGATAACCCGAGCGTTACCCTTTCATGTGGGGCGCATGACAACACGTCTGCTACTTATAACATTTTCACCACTTCAGAAACTTTCGCCACCTATAAGCCTATTATCTACACTCATAATAAGTCTCTATCTGTAAATGAAGCTATCGTAAGGGTATCAAATGCAGCATCAGTGGGAAGTTACAACGTAAACGGCAACACGACTGGTAACTTTGGAAACGAGACTTTATATATCGGCGGGCGCGGCGGCTCATCGAGTTACGCATCTTTTGATTTTGCGATATTTCTGCTTTATAACCGGATTCTTAACTCCACCGAAATCGGGGATGTCGAAACAGAATTTAACACTCTGTTTGTCCCGTCGATACCGAAACTAAAATGGACTGCTTACAGATTAGTAAATATCCCCGCTTCGATAGTCGCTTCCCGTTACATAGACGTAGCGCAGGATTTAACCGGAGTTACATTTGACGACGGGAAAGTACTTTTCCTACGCTATAACGGAATAGGACACGTAAGCGCGGGAACAATGGCTCACGTAGTGGAAACGCTGAATACTTATGTTCCGCCGACAACGCCTTACGTGTATGATTTCTTTATAGCAAAAAGACAGGGTTCTACTATTTATTTAAGAGATGGGCGGACTATTGCTGTTTAGGTTGAAGCCTTATTCCAACTAATAGTAGTGTATCTATTTTTAATCTCTACTTCATAACCATTTAATATAAGCCACTCTCTAGCCTCGTGACCTATTATTTGATAGTAGACTATCTGAGTATTGCCGCATAGAGATTGTGCCGTGATTCTCTGGCAGATAACGTCTAATTCGGTGTGTTTGCCTGTCGAGAGACGTTTGGCTTCTTTAGCTGTAATTCTCATACAGGGTATTATATAAAGTTAGTGAAATTTTAGTGAAATAAGGAAATTAAACCCGATTAAATACATCCTTCTAGCAAATATTCAGCATCTCTAAATCAAAGAAATTTAATGGCTTAGAATCACTTAAAAGCGTAATCGTCTGCTTGTTTGGCGTGCGATTCCTATTTTACACCAACTTTTTCGTGGCTAATACTCTTTTAGAATCAATAAGTTACAGGATTAACATTTTTGTACATTTTACACCAAATCCTTTGTGTTGAAAAAATGGTGGAATAAAGGGGATTTACCCCACCAATTTTGGTGTAATTTTAATTTACGGCTTCTGTCGGAGTGAAGATTGTGTAATGGTCTGGATTTATGTCAGAAGAAACAGCCTGTAGAGCCGCCCGCATATTCTCATCTAAAACGTGCGTGTATATTCCGGTCGTGCTAATTCGCGCGTGTCCTAACGCTTCCTGAATCATCCTGCTTTCGTGACCGTCATCGAGCATCTTAGTCGCGAAGGAATGCCGCAAATCATGAAAGTGGAAGTCTTCTATCTGGGCGCGGTCTAAAGCATTCCACCATGCTATTTTGAAATCTTTCAAAGGCTTTCCGGTTTTTTGAGATATAAAAAGGTGATCGTTTGCTTTTTCCGATAGAGATAAAAAGATGTTCCACACTACAGGCGAAACGAGGGCTTTTCTTGCTTTATTCTGTTTAGATTTTTTGATATTAACGGCTTGGCGTGAGTGGTCTAAGTCCTGTTTTCTGACTCCGAGAATCTGCCCCCTGCGCCATCCGGTTAAAAGAGCAATTAGAACTATTGCAAGCAACTGCGTGTTTTTGGCACAGGCTACGAGCAATCTTTGTTTTTCCTCGATTGTTAAATACCTTTCGCGCGATTCCGGTTCAGCCAGCATCTTAACAAACCGCATCGGGTTTTCTTTCAGCTTCCTGTTTTCAACCGCATAGTTAAATAATCTCTTTAACGTAGTGAGTTCTCGGTTGACGGTGGAAGTCTTAACCGTTGGGCGTTCGCAACTAGCGTGAATCTGCCTTTCGCACTTCTGGCAGCGAACTTTCTGCTCCAATCTCCAAGCCTTGTAGTTTTCGCACATTCTAGGCGTGACGGATTTTAGCAGTACGTTCTTAAAATAAGTTTTAAGATAATTGCACTCGATAACCTTTTGTTTGTAAGTGGTATTATTAATTTTGCAATAGGGAAGGTAGTCATCATCTATAAATTCCGCAAAATGGGTTTTATCCTTTAGTAAATCAAATTCGCCGTTTCTTATCTTGCTTACAATTAAATCTTCACGTTCTTTTGCCTTATCCTTAGTCTTGCAGTCCTTCAATGCGTGGTGATAGCGTACTCCGCCTATCATCCCTTCAGCAATCCAAGTGCCTTTGTCATAATCGGGATTGCCGCGTTTTACTCGTTTTCCTTTATAGCGTTTATATAATGAAATAACTTTTACCTCCTATGAGGACAAAGATTATAATGCAATTAGTTTGAACAATAAAATATCGTTCTTTCATCTTGCAATTTATTCGCAAAATCTTGAAGCTCTCGCATCCAATTTTTGTAAAATTCAATCTGATTGTCTCTGAAACCACGATAGCCTTCAAATTTTTCAATAGGAATTTTAGCGGGATAAGTTAAATCTTCGCCAAATGCAATTTCAGGGATTTGAGCTTTTAGCGACCTGAAAGAATCAAACGTGGCGTACATTTTATCCAGCTTTAGAAATCTTTCCGCATACCAATCAACAACCTCTTTGAATAGTTTGCGGTCAACCTGATTTCCTTTGCTGTATGACCATTCATTACAGACATAATACAAGTTAGGTTCGCGCTTTTCATCAAGATTAGACTGCACGAAATTCACTAATCCGAAGGGGTTTCGCAACCAGTTCATATCAGCAATGATTTCTTCTTCACCGTTTTCTTCGATATATAAAGTCAAATCTAATGACATATTACTGTAAAACCTCGCTTACATCTTCCTTATTCAATCTTCTTAAACCTTCCATCTTTGACCACGCATTTATTTCTGATAGATGAAAACGTGGATCGCCGCCAACGTAGTGAACAGGTAAAGGAAACTCGTCACGTTTTACCCAGTTTATGATTGATTGTTTTGTGACCTGCCAGTAATCCGCTAATTGAGTGAGCGTCATAACCTCTCTTGCGGGTGGGTGGCTCGATTTAATTTCCTCAAACATTCCCGAAATAATATCTTTTGAGATACCGGATAATGTTTCTTTTAATTCGTCTTGGTTAATTATTATTGCTGTAGGCATAACATCTCCTTTTTAGTAAGTTTAAGTGTCATAAAGTGGGTTAAGAGGTTCTCTCTACTATTCCAAATCATTAGGGTTATCCAGATAAGGCTGCCAATAATCCATCATTTTGAGAGCGTGGAGTGTTTTTCTGCCAGCACTTTCAACTTGTTCTCTGCCTTCTAGTAGCATACTGACGCTCCCGATGTATCCGACATCTCGGCAATCGCCGTAATGAAAAGCAGGATTATCTTTTGCTTCCTTAAAATCCGTTCTCCGAAATACTTCTAGTTTGGCTTGTTTGTATGGTTCTCTATGCCAATTATATTTGTAATCAAGTCGCCTAATATGAAAGGAAAATTCTTCGCTAATATAAAGAAGCCTTTCGTTTTGGTTCTCATAGCAAATAACTTTTGATTGAGCGTTGCGCTCAATCCACATATAGCAATCGCCGTGCATTTCACCGAAAGCGTTTTTTCGTGAGAAATTCTCGCGTTCTGTCATTACTTCATAGGCTTGATTAAATATAGGTAGTCTTTGGATAAGGCGAAGCGCGGCGTATCTATCATAAAACCATTGCAAATGAAGTTCACCGACATCATCTAGGCTTAAATATTTATCAGGATTCCAATAAAACTTATTGTCTACCTCTCGTTTTATTGAAGCGCGAAATTCATCTTTGAATTTATTTAATTCTGTTTCCGCTTCCGAAAGTTGAATTTCATTCATAATTTTTCACCCCATAAACACAAAAACGCCCGCACTCCCTTTCGGAAGTACAAGCGTTATGTTAAATAAAAAAATCCCTCTCAAACTATAAAGTTTGAAAGAGAAGTAAGTAAGTTGCGCAAATTAAATTTAATCCAAAAAGATTAATCGTGTCAAATAAAATATGAGACTGAAAATTAAAACGGCTTGACTTGATGCTGAAAGCCATTGACGGCGCTCGCATCTTTTGAAGTATTTAGTTGTTTCGAGATCGTATTTCATCTTCCTAAATTTTGCATATTGTTACCAATTTGGGCGACCATAGATTCTGTTATAAGAATAGTTCCAATAGCAACGGCTATTGATACAGCTATAGCAATAATACCAATCACCATGCCGACATTCTTAATTTGCTTATTTGTGCTACTGCTGACGAAAGCGATTTGGAATATTTCAACACCTTTATACATGAGATAAACGCAAAGCAGATAAATCATTATTTGCATTAAGCCAACCATTTCAATTCTCCTTTAATTCAGTAACCACAATACTGGAATCTTTTATATTCTTTTTATCAACGGGCTTGAGTTGTTTTATGTCGTAAGCTCCGCTTTCTTTACCGATCAATGCTAAACCGGCTGGCATTAGCTTTCCGTCAGATTGCCAGTTCATTCGGATATAGTAAGTTTCTCCAGGCTCAAAGTTCATTTCTATCCCGCCAAACTTTTTATTCTTTAGTCTGAAGGTATGTTTACCCGCTTCGATCTGAGCGATAAAGAATTTAGCGGGACGAATCTCTGCGATTTCCTTATCGTCAAGAAAGATAGGCTTTTTAACAGTTCCGAGTGTTGTTCCAGCGGCGTAAGAGTAAACATAAACAATCGCTCTAGCTGCCTGACCAAAAGCCGTAAAACTAAAAGTTAATATTAGCAGTGTAATAATTAGAGTTTTCATATTATCCTTCTGACTTTTCGCCTTCGTAGAAAGCAAAGACGCGCCTTAATTGTTCGGCGTGATTGTAAATATCGTTAAGATTTGTAATAGCAACACGTTCTTCACTACGCTTTTCATCGAAAATTCCCAAATATTTTTGATTGCGGTTGAAATAGAGACGGGCGAGAGGTTTTCTATTGTTATCATCGAGAAGGATGCCCATATAGCTTTTTGTGTCTCTGTGAACGATTCTCTTTGGATCAACCATATCTCTGAGTAATGACTTGATAATATAAAATCCTTCTAACTCATCTGCTGTGGTATCAATCTCATCTTCACGGCTTACAGGTTCTGCTTTTTCGGGTTCCGGTTCGCTTGGTAAAGGACTGCCGGACATAACTGATTTCAGACGGTCATTGATGCGGTCATTTATCAGTTGATTGAAGGCGCGTTTTACTATTCCGTTAAAATATTCGCGCCTGGTTGGAGTCAGAACACCGGAAAACACGTTTGAAGCGACAAGTTTTACAAAATCATCCGTGGGATTTTCGAGTTGTTGGGTGAGAATCTTTTTAATCTGACGGGTGTATTTTAACTCACCTGCGGTTGCCATTATTTCATCAATATTAAATTGTTGTTTGGTTAGTTTTTTAAGTTCGGTTAAGGCAACATCATCTAGTTCCGTGATATTAAACTCGAAAAATGGTTTTTCATCCATTTTGTTCGGAGCTTCAAGATCGGTAAAGAATCTATAAACCAAACCATTAGTTAATACTGCGATTCGTGCGTCTGTAACTGAAAAGTATCTAAATAACTGCGAGGCATGATTAATACTCAAATCGCCGCCGCAATGTTTGCACTCAAAGAGCATTATTATTTTGTCATCTTTTTTAATTGCGTAATCTACTTTCTCGCCTTTCTTGATACCGACATCAGCAATAAATTCCGGTACAACTTCAGTTGGATCAAAGATGTCATAACCCAGAATGTTTATAAAAGGCATTACAAGCGCGTTTTTAGTAGCTTCTTCAGTTTGCAGAAGGGAACAAAGTTTTTCGGTTTTATTAGAAAGTTGTTGCAGTTGTTCAATGAAGTCCATTAGGCTTTCTCCAGATTGCCCTTAAATTGCAAGGTATTTTAATTAAATTCCATAAAGAAACAGTACACGCTGCCTTTCTTTAAAAAGCCAATAGGCGTGCGTTGTCGGATTTTCTTCCAAAAATGAGTAATCATTCAACATCGGTAGCGGAATCAGAGCAATAAGCGCAAAAGCGTTCGCTACTAGCTGCTGCTTTGCGTGCATAGATTTCATTGGAACCTGCAAAACAGCGTGAAATAATTCGTGGAAAGCCGTTTCTAGCCATTTCAGCCCACGCAATCCTTTTTTAATAAAGATATAGTCATCGCCCTCATACCAAACGTGATAGCCACGTTTTTTGAGTTTTAATTCAGCAATGTCTATTTGACTTGTTTCCCCCAAAACAAAAAAATCTTCAGCCGTTAGAGCACGCTCATTAAAAGCGGGAATCATTTCTTTTACTCTATCGTATGAGATTTTAATGCAACGGTTATGGCTCTGCATTGTTCTGAGTTTTGAGCGACTTTCTGAACTTTATATACTCTTTAATATTCAATAAATCTTCTTCATCAAACCCTTCAAAATCTGAGACTTCAAGCGGCGCGGGTAACAGGCTGTTTTCGGGCGCGTGACCGGCTAATGTCAAAGCTTCGTTTATATCTTTCTCAAAATAAGTAGCTAATCTTTTTACTAAATCTTTTGGTGGTTGACTGGGTTTTTGGTTAGTCGATTGCGGTGAGCCGTTCATCAACCTATTAATTGTAGCAACGTTGCTTTTTACTGCTATGGCTAAATCTTTTTGTGTTTTGACAGGACAGTTACTAAAACCCTCTTTCATCCAAAGCGCAAAGGCTTCCGCGTTAAATTTTTCCACGATATTACTAATTTTGTAATATTTTTCATTTCTAGTGTAGATTTTTTCCTTACTAATATAGTAAGATTCAGGAATGCAGGATAATGATGTTTCAACCATACAATTTGACCCCGATGCCTTAAAAACCGCATTGGAAGAAGCTAATCTCTCGCAAGCGGATTTTAATAGGCTAATTGGTTTTAAGCACGTAAATACAGTAAATAAGATAATTAAACGAAAAAGAATTGCTACAGCTTCCGAATTGCTTCAGTTCGCATTTGCTCTAAACAAAGATCCGAAAGAATTTTGTAAAGAAAGTTAAAATAGTTACTAAAATAGTAATTCTTTACTTGACTGATTACTAAATTAGTAATAAACTCTTAAATGTAGTCACCAATACTACATATTTTTGAAAATAGGAGAAGAAAGGGAAGTAAGTAAGTTGCGCAAAAACAAACTCGCTTCCCCTTTAACAAAATGGCACATCTGGAACACAAATTATTAAAACAAGCTACGGCACAGGTTCTTGCTAATCAATTAACCTACGGCGAAGAACACGGCGCGAGAGCCTGGAAAGCGATTGCAAAAGCGGAAATTGAGTTAAAAGAAAACGGTTCAATCAGTTTTGAAAACAGTACATTAACCTTCGTCTCGCGCTTTTCAGCTAAACAGAGAATGGTTACAGCCGCAGGATGCCACGAATCCTGCGATTGCACAGGTCAATATTCATATCACAAAGCATTATTCGATATTTTAACGCGTTACAACGAACTGGAAGCAGAAGAAATGTTCGCCGCTTTTCCCGAGGCTACTCCGCAGGATGAATTGCAAGCCAGAGCAAAGCAAGCTGGAACCGAATATAAAGCATTTGCAAACTCGCTTCCGTTATGGGTTAAAGACGAAGCCAAGCAATTCGACTTATGGCTGATGTCTGGCGATGAAAGAAACCGTTGGATTCAGGATAATGCACCGCTTATCAAGCCAACTTCTACGTACAAGCCACAGCGTTTGGGTTCAGTAAGGTTCTAAAGCACGGGCGGCTAGTCCGCCTTTTAGGAGAAACGAGATGGTTAGATTCCACAAAAAAGAAACAAAAGGTGCAGGTGCGAATGGCTCAACCGTTAATGATTGTTGGGTTGATATTTCTTTTCACGGACAAAAAGCCGGGTACATCTACAAAAGCAAAGGTGAAACATTTTACGTTTCCTCTGTCCATTTTGACGGAGTAGATAAAGAAAACAAATTCACGAGCTTAAAAGGTGCAAAAGATTTTGCTAGGCAAATGCTGAACTCTTAACCAATGAAAGCAGGACGTAAATCAAAGGCGTGGGCTAATGCAAGACGCGCCTCTTTGGAGAAACGAAAATGACAAACCAGCAAGAACTTCCTTCAAAAATCGTATTCCCAAATCTATTTGACAGTACATTACCGCCTACGGAAATGAAGGCAATCGGTCTAGGTGAATTTCCATACGATTGCAGAGCTAAATCCTTGCGCCCAGACGCAATGGTTTATTACGGCGAAAGTTCTTGGATAGATTCGGGCGATAAAAATTTCGATAAACGCTTGAAGGAATTGGACGAATTTTAACTAAGGAAAAAGATTATGTCATACGGATACGGTTTAGGAGTTTACTGGGAAGACTACAACGACCCTGAAGAACCTGATAACGATTGGTGCAATACGTGCCAAACAACTCTTGATGGGTGTATTTGTCCAGAAGTGTCAGTCATTAACGTTACTTGCCCCAAATGCCAACGAAAGCACGAGGTATTAAACGAAGGGCAGTCAACAGATGCGGTTTGCTACAACTGCAAACCAAAAGTTGATTTGGATTTTGAACCACCTTTTTAACAAGGCAAACAGTTTTAGAGATTATCCAAAAGAGAGATTATCAATATGAATAAAAGAGAAAAAATAGGATGCACAATCGCAGCTCTACAATTCCTTGTTGTAACACCACTAAGTTACATTTACACATTTTTATTATTGAGACATATCAATGCAACCGACGCACTTTGGTTGCTTTTCTGGATAAATTTGCCCTTAGCCCTAATTGTTTCAGTCGTATTTAAATACATTGAAATATTTTTATCAGAAAAGGATTAACCCCTTTTTACTAACGCTTTTAACAAGGCAAACAGTTTTAGAGGTTATAGAGAAGAGAGCAGAAAGATCATGAACACACAAGAGCGAATAAATTGGATGCTTCGGCACGAAAACCTGTGGAACGACCGGGCGGCACTACTCGAAAAAATGTACGCAGATGGCGTTTACAGCAAAAAACTATCGAATGTGGATTTCTGCCTGACAGGTTTAATCGAGCGCTGCCGAAAGATTAAAAAACTGACTAAAAACCCATCGTTGCCTATCCAGCCCTTAACAGATTTGGTAGTGACTACCGACAACTTTGATGAGCTTATCAGCAAGCGCGAGATCAAAGATATTTTAGTCCAGTCAAAGCATCCGGTTAAGCGAATGGATGAAAACAGTTTTACCTATTACGACTACGCTGTATTCAAAAGACGAAAGCACGGAAAACCACCAACGCACGTTATTGACGAAATAAATACGATTCTTAGCGGTGGAGCGATTGATTACATTTATTAACCAATAACCCCCTTTACTAACACTTTAGGGCTAACAGATTAAGCATTAAAAATATGAAGACGAAAAAACGATGTTGTATCTGCGATAACCAGTCCGGCGAAAAAGGGACTTACGAAGAAGTAGAACATTGCCGTAAATGCGGCAGACCTATTTGCGGTTACTGCAAGCCTGCTTGCTGCGATTTGGATTAGTTATGAAAAAACCAATAGATATTTTGTTGTTTTGCCCTCAATGCAGTGAGCAACACATTGACAAAGCAGAACCGGATAATTGTCAGGATTGCGGACACGGACGCAAATTCCATTTTAACGCGGGTGAAAGAAATATTTGCGCTGTCGGCAGGCAAATAACCAACGACAAAATTGATTGCCACTGTGACGGGTTTACGGCTTGGCTTAATCCACCGCATAAATCACATCGTTGCCATAACTGCAATTACGTTTGGCGACCTTTTGAATATCCGACAAATGGAGTTTTAGCAATCAGCTAACCGAGGTAGAAAATGAGAAACGAACCTAACCCAAACCAAACATCTTTATTCACTAACCACCAATACCCTAGCTATCCTGCTATCCGAAAGAACTCGGAAGCCTCTAAAGATGCCGCCGAACTCGTAGCAGATTCAGCACAGGTTATCAGAGCGAAAGTCCTTGAAACACTATCAACAGGCGACACGCTAACGGCTCAGGAAATAGCCGATAAAGTTGCTCAGGACTTCTGGAACAAAGGGCGCAGGTGGGGCAATGACTTTGAGAAACACTTATTAAAGCTAGAGGACTCTGTAGAGAGTCGTATATCAGAGCTTAAGAAATCTGAACACATCGTAGCGGTTATTGATATGACCACAGGCAAACCTAAAAGACGCTTGAATCGTGCGGGTAATGTTCGGATAACGATTCTAAAACTTAACGTGTCAGGGAAGTAGATCAAGGGGATTTTTTCTTTATGTTTTTCTCTAGGGCGGTAAAGCCGAATGAGTAAGCCGAGCCGCCTTTTATTAACACTATGAAAACACAAAACATTAAATTCGCAATCATTCTAGCAACTTCTGCCCTCGTATCTTATTCAGCTGGTTATTACATCGGCGTAGTTCAAACGGCTGAAGTGGTTAAGGAGCTTATAAAGTAATGTGGAAATTCTTCTTTTACGGAATCGGTCTAGTTCTAGCAATTATCGGAATCTTTAGCAGAGAAAGTGACGTTATAAAAGCACTTTACGCAATAACAGCACTCCTCGGACTAGGTTTTGGCAAGGTCGTTGAACTTTTGGAGAAACTAAAGAAATGAAAGTCGAAATTAACGTAACACAGGAACATATAGACAATGGTTTGGCTGATAAATGTTTTGCATGCCCTGTCGCTTTGGCTCTCAGCGAGAAAGTGAAACCGGCAGCGGCAGTCCATCGAGGCTTAATTCTTATTGGTGAAAAGAATTTATCACAACCATTAAGTGTCGCAGAGTTTGTTAATGATTTTGATGAAGGCGTAAAAGTTGAACCCTTCTCTTTCTCTCTTGATATACCGGAAGAATATTTAAGGAGTCAGCAATGAACTTAATCGAAAAACTATCAATCATCATCGGCAAGATTCAGAACTACTTTAACCAGAGGAAAGCAATCAGAAATGCTCATCTGTCTAAACTGCACATTAAAAGAATGTCATAAGGGGTCGCGTTCGTGCCTTGTTAAAAAGGCTGAGATGCAGACTAAAGACTACTGGCGAAAGCGGTACAGAAAGCAGGTAAAGAGCAAGCCGAGGCGAAAGATTGATAACGCGGAATTTATTAAAAAGGGCTTATTAGCCTGTCTGAACAAATTAAATCATGAACTTAACACATACTGATGACGCTACCGACCTTCAAAAAGGTGACATCGTTTTCATTAAGTTTGAGGTTTTAGAACCTCCAACTAATTTAGGAGATGTAAGACTCCGATATTACGCAAGACGCGGAGCCGATGAATACGCTGCAAAATCGGTTAATTCTATTTTTATCAAACGTCCGAAAAGCAGGCTTCTAAAAAGAATCATCAACAAGATTTTCTCTAAATAGAACTTATGAGACGAAACACGATATACGAATGTAAATGCGAATACTGCAAACCTTCTCTTGTACGCCTCTTATGGAAGTCAATCAAGAGACGACTTAAAAGGAAGTGAGGTAACAGAAGATTATGAAACTTTCAGAAGCAATTAGAGAAGGTGCGAAATTAAGACCGCAAACTTTTGGCTCTTTTTTTGACACAAACAGCGAAAACGTTGTCTGCTCTTGCACTCTCGGCGCTGCTTTTGAAGGTAAAACGGGTTACGTTTCGCTCAAACTTGAATACGTGAATCAACTGCATCCAGTGTTTCCTGAATTAGCTACACAAGTGGAATTAAACGGATTGCGACGAGATTTAGCTCAAGCGGTAACTCAATTGAATGACGGCGAGCGTTGGACACGCGAACAAATAGCCGATTGGTTAGAAGAAAAAGGTTATTAATTTTTCAATGACCTTGCGATGTACAAAATCTTGGTCTAGTAAAACTGAAACGCGGCAATCGTTTGCCAATAACTAAACCGCGTTTCCATTGGTTGATAAAGGGTACTGACTGAAATACTTCACCTTTATCGCATCATCGGGAATGAGCTTCCCTCATCTAGAACTGGCAACCGTTCAAGATGATTAGATAATAAAAGTATTGATAAATAGTTGAAAAGGCTTAATTAAAGACAAATATTGTCTGTAAATTTGTTTATGAAAAACTACAAAAAGACTGCACTTGAAATCTACGGATTGTATCACGATGCAAACGGCTCCATTACCGGAATATCCAGCCGATTACAGCGCAATGATTCAAGTAAATTATCGAGACAGATAAATCCTAATGATGACCGTAGAGATAACTTCTATATCGAATTACTTGAAGCTCATCGGGCTATGGCTGAATTTATGCCCGATTTAGAGGAAGAAATCTGGAAAATTCTCGAACGCGAAAGAAGCGTATTTATAGGCAAAGCATCAGCAAGGCGAAAAAAGACAGCCGAACATCTCTACAAGCTTCAGACCGAAATTGCCGAGTTTAACTATAAACGCGATATAGGTGTGCCACAGGAAGAACTTGAAAAAGAATGCTACGACATTCTACCGGCAGCAAAAGCACTTGTTGAAGACATTTGCGGCTCGAAAGAGCAAACAAAAGATGAAATCCAGCAAGATTATTTTCCCGCTAACGGGAACGGCGACGGGAAAGGTTTAGTTAGTTAAGTTATGCGCTTATTGGATTTATTTGCCGGGATTGGCGGCTTTAGCCTCGCAGCGCATTGGATGGGATGGGAAACGGTTGCTTTTGTAGAAAAAGACGAGTTCTGCCAGAAAGTATTGAGAAAGAATTTCGGAGACGTGCCTATATATGGAGACATTCGTGAATTTGAGGGAACAACATACAGAGGTGCAGTTGACATTGTTTGTGGCGGATTCCCTTGCCAGCCATTCAGTGTTGCCGGTAAGCAAAAAGGGCGAGGTGACGAGCGTTTTCTCTGGAAAGAAATGCTTCGAGTTGTTCAAGTGTGTCAACCGCGATGGGTCGTCGCTGAAAATGTTCGTGGATTACTTTCTAACGAGCGCGGATTGGTATTCGAGAGTGTGTGTTCTGATTTGGAAATGGCGGGCTACTCCGTTCAATCGTTTATTGTTCCAGCTTGCGCCGTCAATGCGCCCCATAAACGAAACAGGGTTTGGATTGTTGCTAACTCCAACTGCATCAGACGCGAAAATGAGCAAGAAAAACAAATCAAAGCTTTACAAGACAAAATCGGGAAGTTATCGCCTACGCAACAAAGCGGGAACGTCAAGCAATGCGGGGCTTGCAAATATGATTCAGTTGCTACCTACGCCGATGGCAAGCAACGCACGAAAACACGATTACAGGTCAGAGAAAGCAAAACAGAAAGGCAACGGGCAGACTTTGAGCGAAGCGATTGGGTTGAAACTGCAACCGAGCTTTGTGGAATTAATGATGGGGTTTCCAATCGGGTGGACAGACTTAGAGCGTTAGGCAATGCGATTGTCCCCCAAATAGCTTTTGAAATATTCAAGGCGATAGAACACGCCAAACAGCAGTTCCGAGTTAAACCGTAACTCAACGGTTATCTGAATACCGTCGAACTTCAGAGAACCTTATTTCACATGGACAGTGGGCGCATCTTTCGGGGTGCGCTCGTAACAAAAATGACGAGAGAAGAACATTTACAGTGGGCAAAGGAACGCGCATTGAAGTACTGCGACAATAAGCAACCTCTAGCGGCTTGGATTTCCTTTAGAAGTGATATGAGCAAGCACGGAGAAACACGAAATCATATTGCTCTACCTATGGGTGATGAGATGTTCAGTTTCTTTCTGCAATCGCCTGAATCCGTTGAAGCAATCCAAATTATGAACAATCCCGGTCCGTTTAATATTCGCAGATTTATTGAAGGTTTTAACTGATGAGTGAAATAAAACTAACTTTACCTTATCCGCCTTCACTAAACCGGCTTTACCGAATGGTGAACGGAAGATTTCAGATAAGCAAGGTTGGTAAGGGCTATAAAAACGAGATTATGTGGCTCTGTAAAGTTAATCGGGTGCAGCCTCTCGCTAGTGAAATAGCTTGTGAGTTTAAGTTTTACAGACCTCAAAAACGCGGTGATATTGACAATCTTTTCAAGGTTCTGGCTGATTCGCTAATTGGTAGTTGTTATTGCGATGATTCGCAGATTAAAGAGATTCACGCTTATAGATTTGATGACAAATTAAATCCGCGTGTAGAGATTGAGATTAGAGAAATATGAAAAGTTCAGCAAAAGATTATCCGACATCACTTTCAACGCCGATTGATAGAACGGCAGCGCGGGTTATCTCAAAAGGGACTCACTTTGAGTTTAAGGCTACTGAAATAAACCGTGAGATTTGGGAGATTCCGCCTCCATTAGTTTTCCCGATACCGGAAAGCATTAAAGCACTTATCGGAACGAAGAAAGGTGATTTAACAGTTATCGGATATTTAGGAGCGGGAAAGGCAAACAATAAAGGTGCTCGTATTTTAGTTCGATGTGTTTGCGGTAAATATGAAAAGCGGGTGGCGAATAAATGGAGAAAGCCCCAGAAGGCGAAAAGTTGCTGCCACTTTTGCGAACTAAAAGCAAAGCTAAAAGTTTCTAATCTTCCTTATGAAGAAAGAAACAGAATTGAAAATATGGAACGCGCTCGACACGGTTTTCCTTTGAAGCCGATTAAAAAGGATTAGTTATGAAAACCTGTAAACGATGTAATAAGGAAAAACCTCTCAAGGACTTCTATGAGCATTTAACAAGCAAAGACGGTCACTTAAATATCTGTATTGATTGTAAGAGAGTAGAGGCAAATAACAGGAAAAGAAGGTTAAGAGCGAGGTTAGGTAAATAAATATGAAACAAGTAACAGAAAACGCGAAAGCTAAGATACTCAAAAGATACACGGTTGAAGAAATACGCACTATATTCGCCAAACGCCTTGACGATGATTTACTGGCATCGGTGGGCGTTCTGGAAATGGGCGTGGTTTCTCAGCGACATTCCGACCCGCATATTGCTGTCTGGAAAGGATATGAAATATTAACTGATTCACGTTACTTAAATTTATGACCTTCATTAAAGGATACATATTAACTTTAACCTTTCTCTGCTTATTCATAACAGCAGAGGAAATGAGGGCGGGGGATTAAATATGCACTGGACAGAAAGAAGCACAGAAGATTTCTTATCAAGGATTACTTTTGATTTTATTGCCCAACTTAATCGGCATTCAGATGTTTTTGACGAGGACGAAAAGTTGACTATCGAGCAAATGATTGAAAAGGCTCGTTCGATCGGCTTTAAGGTTGCGTTAGTTGCTTACAAAGCAGATGCGCCTGTCAATTCTGAAATATTTTCTCGTTGTTGGGAAAAGCAGAGTAAGCCTGCTGACTTCTTTGAACTTGAAGAAAACTAGAAATGTTAGCAGCAGAGGAAATGAGGGCGGGGGATTAAATGGAAATTCTTTTTATCGGTTTTATCGCAGCGATCTTTTATCTTAAATACCATCGTAAAAAATGATGTTTTAGAAGCGGAAATAATTGAGTAAAACGCCCATTTTTATTGACTTTTATTGATATTTGAATTAAGATTAAAGATGTCTGACGGTAACACTTTTCTAGTTACGCCATTGGTGTAATTTGACGAGAGGTATTTAAATTTCTACACTAACAAAGCCACTTATCTTGGCTCGTTATGGAAGGTGTTTGCCGTCAGACAGCAGCACTCGTCAGCGAGTTTAAGGTAAGTGGCTTTTTGTTTTTGGAGTAAATATGCCATCAGGATACACAGCCATAATAGGCGAAAAAGATAATGTTAAGTTTCAGGAGTTTGCGCTTCTTTGTGCGCGAGCTTTCGGCGCAACAATTCTAATGCGTGATGATTCACTGGATGTGCCGATTCCAGAAGAATTTCAACCCACTGATTACCACTCTAAACAATTAAAGAAGGCTAATTGGGAACTTGATAAGGTTAAACAAATGACTGATGCGCAAATTAAACGCGCCATCCTAAAAGAGTTTAACGAAGAAGTTGCTCGAATTACTGGATACATCGAAAAAGATAGGATACTAGCCGAAAAATACGGTCGTATGATTTGCGACGTACAGGCTTGGAAACCTCCAACTGATGAGCATAAGGAAATGAAAAACTTTATGCTCCAACAACTTCACGAATCCTTAAAATTTGATTGCGGACTTTATAGCGAAACAGACATTCCAAAAACAATGCCTTCAATAGATGAATGGCGTAAGAAGAAAATCGAAAAGATAGCTAGAGATATTACTTACCATACTGAGGAAAATCAGAAGGAAATTGAACGGACTAACAAGCGTAATCTCTGGATAAAACAATTAAGAGAAAGCCTTTAACCCATTAACTTGAGAGGAGAGAAAATGAAAAAACAAATTTTAGAAACTGAAATACCGACAAACATTGCCTGTCCTGATTGCGGGGCGCGTGTTTGGACTGATAACGACATTGAGTTTTGCAAGGGCTGTTCTTGGTCGAGAGCCGTTGCCGTTAAACCTGTTCATTACAATCAGCACACACGAGGCGGAAAGCAGCCGAAAATAAACAAATGAAAAAGAGTGAAAGAATATTCTGGATGTTAATGCGGTGGCTGTTCAAAATCTTACTTACCATCTTTATATTACTGTGCATTTACAGACTTGTTACAGCACCACGTTAACCCATTAACTTGAGAGGAGAGAGAATGGCTTACATAAGCGAACACGACACGAGGAAAGCAATCATTACTTGTCTGGAAGTTTTGGAAATTAAAGGCGATAACCCAATGATTGACAAATTACAGATTGAAGCTAGGGAATTGCTAAGAAACTCATTAAGTTCACTCGATAAAGATTGGCATATTCGACTACTTTTGGATATCAGAAAGGATGTAAGAGAAAAGTTGATAAATAAATAACAAGTTTCAGGAACGCGGAAATCTAAAAATGGAGGAAATACAAATTATTACGATTAAAACTTCCTCTAGCAAACAAACCAATCCGCGTTCCTGATTAAATATTATGAGTGAAGAAACTTGGATTTATCTAATTAAAGACAACTTTACAGGTCTACACAAAATTGGTCGTAGCCACGACCCAAAAGGAAGGTATAAAAAGCTGTGCAAGCAAGATACTTTAATGCCTTACCCTAACGATTTTGTTTTCGTTGGAGCATGGAAATCAACCTCTTTAAGTGAAAAGGAACTGCACGAAATTTTCGGCTTTTGCAGAAAACGGGGTGAATGGTTTGACCTTTCCGAGGAGGAAGTAGCTTGGATTGAAAGCAAATATTTCTACATCAAAGAGAATCTTTTCCTCCAAACATCTTTATTCGATAACCTCCTTGACGCTGGATTAATACACACTGCGGTTTATCAACTCAAAGGCGATAAGGAAAAGGAAATAGCAAACGCAGACATGGTTGATTATTTAATAGAAGGTTTTGACGAATATTTTATCTAATGGCTGAAATTCCACAACAAGCAATAAAAGACTGGCATACGGTAAAACCGTCAAGTTATGCAGCGTTTTGCCTTATGTGCCAAGTCAAAGACACTCGCTCGGAAGATGTCTATTTAGATCAAGCCAAAGCTTCAGAATACGGGATTAAAAAGAGTGCTTACTACTATGCTTTTGATGAACTGGAAAGTGAAAACTGGATTGCCTTTTCCAGAAAAGCGGATGGCAAGAAATGGTGGAAACTACTCAAAGGGTTTTCCGCAAACGTTGAAATTGAGCAACCGATTGAAGATGAAAATTCCGCAAACGTGGAAAACGAGAATGAAAAAGAGTCCATAAGCGTGGAAAATTCCGCAAATACGGAAAAAGAAAGTGAAAAAATTCCGCAAACGTGGAATGAAAATTCCGCAAACGTGGAATCCCCCCTAGAACCCCCTATAAGGATAAATATTAACCAAAAAGAAATTAAACCAAAGTATGAAGAAAGTCTTTTCGTCGTTCGCCTTTCGGATAGTGACACGGAATTGAGAAGTGCAATTGCAGGCAAAATCGGAGAGAAGAAGAAAACTGAACCTGTTTCTCCTGAAGAATGGGTTCAAATCGTTCAGGTTTTCGATAATTGGAAAAGAGTATTCAGAAAAAACCGTTCAACTAGACTTACGGCGGAAAGGGGAAGGGCAATTCTAGACAGATTACGTTCAATTCATAAATTCACTGTTGAAGAAATCGAGAAGGCGATCAAAGGGTGTAGAGCCAGCCCAAATCATAACGGCACTAATGACGGCAAAGTATACGATGAAATAGAACTTATCTGCCGTACAGATCAATTCACTGAAAGGTTTATAGGGTATTACGAAGTAGCTAACCAAAACGGAGCAAAAAATGCAATTAGTAAAAACGGAAACGGCAATTATCGAAACGGAAAGCAAACCGCTTTCCCCAGCAATCAGCGAACTGATGAGGAAACTCTCGCTCTCATCGGAGCAAGCCCCAAAACCTGAATGCGAGGTTTGCAATGATGCGCCAACAGGAATGGTGATTGTCAGAGAAAACGGCTATTCGTTCGCTAAACCCTGTGTTTGCAGGTTGGAAAAGTTACGCCGTAATCGTCTCGCTCAGATACCGCAGATTTACAAGGATGTTTCGATTGACACTTTGAAAGCCATCAATAATTCGCAGCAAAAAGCGGTTGCTCTCGTTAAAGCTTACCCGCAGGATAATTTTATCTTTTGCGGTCGTTTTGGCTCGGGCAAAACATACCTTCTCTGGACGCTTTACAAGGCGGCTGTGATGCGTGATACGGAAAGAGTAGTAGCCTGCAAGATGGTTACTCTGATTGATGAGTATAAAAGATTTATTGCCGATTCTATGGCGAATGTGGATAAGCCGGTTTATCCGAGAATAGCGGCGGCAGACCTTCGCCAAGACCATACCAAATACTCGATATTTTTTGACGATATTGATAAGGAAACTCCGACAGAGTTTGTTGCTAAACAGGTGTTCGATTTAGCCGATGCGATTTATGAGAATAAACACCAGATCGTGACTACGACAAATTTAACAGTTACGGAATTAGTTGATTATTTCGACAGGGCAGATAAAAGATACGGCGGCGGTATCGTTCGCAGGTTAATTGATAACGCCCATCGGATTGAGATGTTTTAACGGTTAAAAGAGGAATGTATCAGTGGTTAAGTGTAACCATAGGGATTGATTATGGAAAAAGAAAATAAGAAAAATGCAAGTTTCTTGTCTAATACGCTAACTAACCGCGAATTTGAAATAAGATGGTATCGTCAAAACGGTAAATATTCGGAACGAATCGCCAGAGATGGGCACGGGCAACTGTACTTAATCGGTGACTGGTCGTGGAATCGAAATTATCCTGAAAAAGCCGAAACAGTTGAACCTTTGATTCGCTTAGCTAAATCCAATTAGCGGCTTAATATTTATAGCGGAGTGGTTAAGTGTAACCATAAAGATGAGAGGTGAATATGATTGAAACAAAAGATAAACGTAAAAATTCAACAACTGATTCAATGGTGCAAAAACTGTTAAAAATGGCAGAACTTGCTTCAAAACTCTTACCTCGATGTATTCACGGAAACCCTATGCGCGATTTTACAGGGGCAATTCTTTATCCCTCATGCGGATGTAAAGAAAAGTTATTTAACAGCAATAAGTATTAATTTATGAGTGAAATAGAACTAATCGGAAAATGTGGATGCGGTAAACCTAACAGGTATCAGGTACCCAATAATCAATTAGCCTGTAATAAACATCTTCGCTGTCCAACGTATGATGAAGCAGTAAATATGCTGATTCAAGCAAGACAGGAAAATGCTTTAATGAGAGAAGTTTTAGATTCTATCGCTAACCCGATTCGTGTAATGCAAGAGGAAGCAGAAAAGAAAGGCGCAAGATTAGATGGAATGATGGCAATGTCTTTGGCTAATGATGCGAAATGGTTATCACAACAAGCGCGTGAAGTATTGGATAAGGTGAAAAGTGATGAGTGAAAAATATTTAAGGTTAGAAGAAATGTTTCGTGTTGATGGCGGTCTTCATCCAGAATATGAAAAAGGTTGGAACGATGCTATTAAATTTGCTATTGAAAACCAAATGGTGTTTTTCGGCTACCGAGACAGAAACGGGGAAGCCACGCATAAAGGAATAAGAGGTAATTACGCATCAGAATATTTTGGCGAGATTTATGAAAAACTCGAAGCGTTTGAAAGGATTGCTGATGAAATTAATGAGATACGGAAAGAACATACGGTAAACGACTATTAAATAATGGCTGAACCTGTAAGGAGAATTTAATGAGTGAAATAAAATATAAAGATGATGGAAAAGGTGAATGGCAGTCTATCGGAGCAGAATTATATTTATCAGGTGCGCTAACTAATAGTAAATATCATTTAGAAATTAAGGCTTATGGTTCAGATAAAGAATCCTGTCAAATCAATCTTCATAGTCTTTTACAAGACCTTCGGGATGTGATGGAGGATTACATTTTAGAATTGCGTGATGAAATCAAATAATGGCTGAACATAACCAAGGAGAATTTAATGAGTTTTGATTTTGAAGATGACGAAGACGATCCGCGTATTTGCGAGATATGCGATGAAGATTTGCCGGCAGATAGTGAAGATTACAGCATCCACGAAAAATGCGCTGATGTTTTACGTGAGGCTTTGAAATCCCCTATTGCAGTTATTTACCACGATGACGGCACGATTGAACGATTTAATAATGGCTGAACCTTTCAAATGTGATTGCGGCGAATTAATCAAACCGCCTGAGATTCTTCCGGCGATGGTTCTAGGCGGTTCTGCCGAATACGGAGAGTTTCAAATAAAACTTACCTATCTTTGCCCGAACTGCAAGAAAGAACAAAAGACGCGCTATCGTGGCAAATTGGGGATAGATACCATTGAGATTTATTCGATAAAGACTAACCAAAGCTAATTTTTATTGACATATTTTGATTAATCATCTATAAAACAAAGTAGAATTTATTAGCCGTGCGCTTTTACATTGGGCGCATTGCAAGCTTATCGGCGGCTTGTGCGTATTGAGAAATCAGTACCACAAGCCGTTTTTCTTTTTCACTCAAAACAAAATGTCAGTTAGAAACTATACCGATCAGGATTTATTAAACCGTGTAGCATCTTTGCCGATGTTTGAAGGCTTTCCGCCGAATTACTGGCTTTGCTGTGTTCGTTCCGATGAAGACGCATACAACAAGTTTGATGACAAGTTTTATTTATTCAAAGGTCAACAGTTTGTAAAGGTCTGGAAAGGGACTACTAACGCGGGCAAATTCGGATTAAAGAGTTTTCACACTTACAACTCGGAAGGGGTTGCGCTTCTAAAAGGCGACACCATCATTTACGAATCTCATACGCGCGGCAGTCATAAGGGCAAAGTATTAGCCTACGTGCAGCAGAAAAGCTTTCCATACTTTCGTGATAACGACAGAGATAATTTTCACGAAGAAATAGGCAGAGAACGCCATGGCATCATTGGCGCGAATATCCACCCTGCAAGCTATATCAAAGGCTCACGGGCTGAAAGACAGTTTATAGAGGGTTGGAGTATAGCCTGTATGGTGTTTGCCGTGCGGTCTGAATTTGATGATTTTATGGCGATTACTCAGGGGCAAAGGAACCTGACGCTTTGCATCCTGAAAGAATGGAATCCGCCAAAACCAACGGGTTTTAGTCATTTTCAAAACTTACGCAGTGAAGAAATAGATTTAGAAATTCCAGTTTCCACAGTCGAACACGCAAGACCAATTGGCAACATTCAAAATAGCCTACCTGTAACGCCTGTGGATATGGAGCCGGAAATGAGCCCAATGGAAGGTGATTCAGATTCGGCTTCAAATTCTATCCTGAACAAAATACCGATTTTAGAAAGTGCTGAAAACACTATCGGAAAAGTGCAGGAAACGATAACCGAAAAAATAGGCGACGGCGAAAAACAGATTGAAAAAACTGTTTCGGAAGTCAAAAACACTTTCGAGCCGAAAAATATTCCCGCTTTTATTCCGCGATTCGGCAAGCAGTGGTTTTTAGGCTTGATTCCAGGAGCAGGCTTCTTATCAACCGTAATCGCTTACATCAATAATGCTCCGCAATGGCTGATTTTTCTTTTCGGCGCGTTGACCGGCATTGCTCTGTGGAACTTCTTCGGTCTAGTAATCAAGCACCGCGAAAAAGTCCTTGATTTTGTTATCAAGTGTTATGAAGCGACCAGCCACCCGGAAATGCACAATTTGATACCTACCCCCGCAAAAGGGTTTTTTACGAACGGTGCGCGGCGCGAGGGGATAATTGAGGCTGTTAATCAAACGCCCGTTGAGCGTCTTGCGGCTGCGTGGCGTGAGCTTCCTGCAAGCGAAAGAGCCGCCTTTATAAATAAACAAAAATCATAAGGAAACAGTGGAGTTTATAGGGTGAAATTATGCCGAAGTTTAGAAAGAAACCAATAGTTATCGAAGCAGTGCACTTTCATGGGCAGCCCGTTACTGGGGTATGTCGTGGCGAGAACTGTAAAGGAAATGGTTATAAAGACGATCCCGCTCATATTCATACACTAGAAGGCGAGATGTCCGTTAATTATGGTGATTGGGTTATTAAAGGCGTGATAGGTGAGTTTTATGCATGTAAGCCGGATGTTTTTGAGGCTACTTATGAGGAAGTGAAATGATTTTCAAATGGTTTAGATTCTACAAGTTTTGGCTCTTTGAACCTGAATCGGTAGAGATTTCACAAGATATAAATATTCAAAAGTGTTTCTGCGGTATAGGAGATTAAATGGGAATTGCACATACACAAAATACAGACAGATTGTTTCCAATGGTATCGCCTTCGGTAAAACAAAAATACACGAATGAAAAGCATTTAGAGGCTGATGAGTCAATCAGTAATAGTGGTACGAATAAGGTGATTTTCGACATTTTGCGGGATTTGTTAAGCACTGCAAACGTAACAACGGGCGCACTTCCTAGAGTAAATAGGGAGGGTGGATTTGCGGCACTTTCATTGGTTGATGTTGTAAAACGAGACGACATCGTGCGTGTTTTTGAACAATACGGCTTTTCTTTAGAACCAGAAAAACAGTCGATGGAAAATGGGTTTGTTGTGGAAAGAAGTTATATGCAACTTCGTTGCCCGCATTGCGAAAAGACGTATGAGGTTGAGATTGGTAACAACCCCCTTGTTAGGGACGGTTTGACGATTCGTCCGATTGAAAGGAAAAGTTAGGAGATTAAATTATGCAATTAGAATTATTTTTTTCAGTTATTGCGAACGTGCTTCAAGGGTACATATTAAGTTCTAAAAAGATAGCACCTTTCGCTAAATACGCTCTTAAGACGAGAGATTATCTAAACCTTTTCTTTCCCGAACATCTCTACCCGAAAGGCGCGGGGCTTAACGAAGATGTCAAAGCTCAGATTGAATCTATCGGAGCAGAGAAAATAGCCGTTCCAGTTTCGGAAGTTAAAAAGGCGGGCAAAGAATATAAATTTAATATTCCCTTTATTAAAGGAATGTAAGGAGACGAAATGAGTTTAACAACAAATCCAAACGACCCAAGGTTACAAAAACAAAAGGAAGTTGGTCAGCACGATACATATTTAGTTTTGCCTGATGAAGAACTTTCAAAAGGTTTCGTGCGCCCTTATCGAGATAAATACATTCACGTAGGGCGGCATTATAAAGATGGCGTAAGGATGCTAGAAAAGCCCGATAAAAGCAACGGTAAAACATATGTCGCTATTGCCGATATTAGCCATGATGGAAAAATTATCGGAGGTGCATATATCACTCAAGAAGAACTTGACCAATACAACAAAACAGGTGGTTATATCGGCGGTTGCGGAACTGAAACCGTGATGGGGCAAAAACTATCAGAAACCTATGCCCGCTTTCCTAAATTCTATAGTGCGACATTCTGTGTAGGATGCAACAAGCATTTGCCTGTTAGTGAGTTTAGATGGTCAAAAGACGATGAAGTTGTTGGAAGTTGAAATGAAAAAGTTATTACTCCCAATATCTTTTATTTTAATTTGTATTTTAGTCGCTTGTGTTGCGGCTTATTGCTAAATGAAACAGAACGTAATGCTTATACCACTCATTTCTCACGGTGTTGGATATATAAAAACAGGTGTCATCTCTACCGTTCTCGGTTGGGCGGCGGGCTATTTGATAATGATTTTCTTTGAAGTTCCTATCAATCAGCTTCAATGGTACGAAAACCCGATGGTTATTTCAGCACTGGTGACTGCTGGTTTTCTCTCGCTGAATAAATTGATGGAAGTATGGGGTGACAGGAAAAAAAGCCTTGACACGGTATCGCAGAAACGCGAGGAGCAACACGCAACGTATTCGGATAAATTAGCAGAACTGACAAGCAAGGAGCGCGGCGAATTATTGGGAAACCTTAAGGAAGTCTATGAAACGGAAATTCTATTTATCAAAGGTCAGCGCAACTTGAAAGATGCCGAGGCGTTTGAAGCGAGAATAAGGGCGCATAAGGCTGTTAATGAGGTGAATCGCTGTAACGGTCACATATTTATTCTTCACAGTCTTTTATCAAAAGCAGGAATCGAGATACCGGAATTTCAGGTGCGTTCCTATGATGAACTGATGCACGGGATAGATGAGGAAGTAAATCGTTATCAAAAACAGATGGTGATTCAAATGGAAGAATTGAGAGGTAGAAACGATGGGAAAGATAGTTGATTTTATACGCCTTAACGCCTTTTTGATCATTATTTTCCTTAATGCGCTCACTATTGTTTTGTTCATAACGAACAATTACCGGGACACTGAAAGAGAACGATATTTAGAGGCTCGCGGTCGCATCACGGTGGTAGTTATCAAATCAGGAATGAGGCGCGACATTTACACACCGGATGAGCAAAAAGTAATTGATGAGAACTGGGAAGCGGCGAATTTAGGTGAGGATGAACCACTTAAGAGGTAGAGAATGAAAGTTTATAAATACGAAATAAAAATTGAAGATTTCTTTGAACTGTATCTGCCTAAGGACGCGAAACTCTTGACCATCCAGACGCAAAACGATAAGCCGTGCGTGTGGTTTCTGGTTAATCCCGAAGCCGAAAAAGAAAAGCGTTATTTCAGACTCGCAGGAACGGGGCACGAAATAGAAAAAGAATTTGAACATCAGCTTGAGTACGCAGGAACTTTTCAACTCGGTTCATTCGTCGGACATCTTTTCGAGATTCTGACTAGCGAAAAAGTTTTGGTTAGAGCGATGCAAAATAATTTATTTTGAGGTAGAGAATGGCGGAAACAATCATTATCGGGGACACGCTTGAAAGGACGGTTTATTTTTATGAGCCTCTCGCTTCAAATCCGACAAAACCCGATTACACAAAACCGATTGATTGGGCGGGGTACGCGGTGACTTTCAATATCAAGAACGGCTCCACCTTAAAGACTTATTCGGGCGGTAAAGTCGTTTTGACCACTTTAGACGGTGAAACGAAATTAAGCGTCGTTAAAATAGCCCTCACGCCGGAAGATACCGATGCTCTTAAAGTTAGTAGCGAAAATATCCTGAGCAGCAGTTATCTGGAATTTAAGCACACTGCAACGGGCAGAGAATACACCAGGGCGCGACGTGACGAGATTATAAGAGCGAAAGCTAAAAAATGATAGAAACGGTATCAATCATTAAAGAACCCGCTGAAATCGTCATCATTGAAGAAGGCGATTCGAGAGAGATTGTCGAAGTTTATGACGAAATAACTGAAGTAGCCGAAATAGCGGGGCAGGGAATACCGGGCGCCGACGGGCATACACCAACCGATGATGAATTACTTGACTTGATAACGCCGCTTATTCCTTTAGGGAATGATGCCAACTACATTCACAATCAAATCGGGGCATCGTCCTTGTGGGTGATAACTCATAACTTAGGAAAATACCCGTCAGTCACGGTAGTCGATTCAGGCGGAAGCGTGGTTGTCGGCGATGTCACCTATACAAGTTTGAACAGTTTAACGATAAGTTTCAGCTCGCCTTTCGGAGGCAAAGCATTTTTGAATTAAGGGAGTAAATTATGCCATTACCACTATTAACAGGAGCAGATTTCAACAAGCAGGAAGCCAGAAATATGGTGCTGCATCTTCTGGCAACCGCACCGTCAAGCCCGACAGAGGGACAAGTTTATTATCATACAGGCGACCATAAATGGTACTGGCACAACGGCACAACGTTCAAAGATGTGACCGATGCAGTTACTTTGGCAGGTCAAGCCGCTTCTTATTATTTAGCGAGAGCAAACCACACGGGATCGCAAACCGCTTCGACTATTTCTGATTTTTCATCTTCGGTAAATACTCTTATCGGGGGCGCTACCATCGCTCAATCTCAGGTAACGAATCTGACAGGCGACTTGGCGGCAAAAGCGCCTTTAGCTTCGCCCGGGCTTACCGGAACGCCGACAGCGCCGACAGCGACCGCAGGAACGAACACAACTCAAATAGCCACTACCGCTTATGTGGTAGCCGAGATTCTAGCCCGCCTCGCGTCAAACGATGCGATGCTTTACAAAGGCGCAATCGACGCTTCAACCAATCCCAATTATCCTGCGGCTGACGCGGGGCATACTTACCGAATATCGGTTGCGGGTAAGATCGGGGGCGCATCGGGCGCAAACGTCGAAGCTGGCGATATTATCATTTCTCACGTTGACGGAAGCGCGGGAGGAACGCAGGCGGCGGTAGGTGCAGATTGGGACATCATCCAGGTCAATATTGACGGTGCTGTAACTGTCAACGGCACTCAAACGCTGACCAATAAGACTATTAATGCCGATAACAACACGATTACCAATATCGGCTCATCGGAAGTCATAGCGGACATCATCACAGGTCAAACCGAAGAAACAACGATTGCAGGCGGTGATTACATTCTTATCTGGGATGCTTCGGCTAGTGCGCTTCGCCGTATGTCGAGAACCAATTTCGTTGCGGGTATAACCGGAACTGTGGGCAATTACTCGGCGACAATCGGAAACGGCGCATCGACTTCTTATACCATCACTCAAGCCACGCACGGGCTTCGCTCGGACGCAAGAATGCACGTCGATGTCAAAGACGCTTCGACGGGTGAAGTCGTCTTTGCTGATATTTCGGTTAATAACTCAAACGGAACGGTAACGATTGCCTTTGCCACAGCACCGGCAACGAATGCTTATAGAGTCACGATAATTGGATAATGAAGATTCTAACGCAAATAAGTAAAACCACGCCTGTTGATGCAGATGAAATTGCGTTCAATGATTCTGCCGCATCGTTCGTGCTTAAAAAACTGACGTGGGCGAATTTGAAAGCGACGCTGAAAACGTATTTCGACACTCTCTATCAGGCTGTTCTCGTATCGGGAACGAACATTAAAACCATTAATGGCAGTTCTATTTTAGGAAGCGGCAATTTAACTGTATCAGGAGGCGGAATGAGTATTTTAGCAATTCAAAATTACACGGGCACTTTAAGCTATGCTCTTTCGACCACGCTTGGGGATGTTGACGCAACGAACGCCGTACTATCTTTTACAACTGGCGCAACAGGCAGAACGCTGATTACGGTTGAATACTGGGCTGAACTCACAGTTACATTCTCAGGAGATCAAGCTTGGTCGGGTGCGGAACAATCTCTTGTTTTAAGAAGCGGCTCTACAGAGGTGAGTTCACGAATTGCCGCGCCGATACCTCTTCAATACAGCATATATGAAACAAATGCAGGTGCTACGGCAGACATAATCCCAAGAGGACGTGTACGGGCAGAGTTTTTGATGAGTCTTACCGCTTCAACCGCCTACACACTAAAACTTTCAGCAATTAAAAATTCTGCTGGTCAGGGCTACACAATTAAATCAAACAACACCACTCTCGGAGCATTAACAATAGCCGCTTACGGCAACTAATTTTATGGCACTAAAAGTAGCTTTTTATAATTTCACGGACGTAAACGGAGAGCAGAGAAGCAGGATGCTTTCTGTCGGCAGAACTAACTTGGCGTGGGGAATGGATGACAGCAGTATCTTATTCGATTCATACGCAAGCCCGGAAGAATCACAACGTGGAAAGATAGCAGTTATCGAATCACTGCCTTGTCCCGTTACTTTCGCACAGGTATTGCCGATACTCAAACTGGAAGGCGTAGTTATAAACGTTCTATCGGATGCTATCTGGGACATTGCCGCCGATACCGCGTTCATTCCCGATTGGTCGGAAGAAATCAACCCGGAAACAAACGAGCGCGTTAGGAAACTGAAAACCTTAAACGAGCTAGGCGCTCAGATTATTGATGTGTAATGACAAGCGAAGAATACAGACGAAGGCGTAAACCACAGCCCGTTAATCTGGGCAACAGGTGCATCCATCACGTTGAATGTAAAAATACAGTGAGCGATATGCGTACAAATATTTGTAATGAATGCGCGGAAAAGGTTGCTAAAGAGGTTAATCGAGATTTGAGGAGACAGCAAAAAGGTGATCTTTACTAAACAACGCTGTGATATGGATTGCGGGGCGGCAATGGTCGCATCAGAGGCGGAAGTCTCTTATGAACGAGCCAGAGCATCAATAGCACCTGATGTCTGTGCATTTGGAATGTACTATGCGGAATTATTGCACGCTCTTATCAAAATAACAAAATTAGATTACCGTCTGACTATCAAACCAAAGCCCGAAAACCTTGCAAAGTATCTCCGGCGTCAGAAACTTAAAACAAGCGAGATTTATCTATGTGAGCGTACCAACATCACTAATCCTTTGTGGCGTGTTCATTATGTAGGAATGGACTGCGATGAGAACCTTTACGATCCATTAGAGCAAGGTGTTATCGAAAACGCTCGTGTTATTAGTGATTATCACAAAGAGTGGAATGTATTAGGGGTGATTAGAAAGTTTATAAAATGAGCGAAGAAAATAAACTCACAGGAAAGCAAAAACTGTTCGCTGATGCCTATATCGGCAAAGCGCATTTTAACGCTCGAAAAGCGGCGGAAATGGCTGGCTATAACGGTGATTGTAATTCCCTGGCTGTTATCGGTTCGCAGAACTTAAGAAAACTTAATATTTCGAGCTACATCGAAGAAAAGTTGAAAAATTTCGGAATGGGCGCAAACGAAGTATTAACAAGACTTGCGCGCATTGTAAATGGGGATGTTGACGACTTTTTGAGTGAAGACGGTTTTTTTGATCTAAAGAAGGCACGGCAGAACGGAAAAACGCCTTTACTGAAAAAACTGAAACAGAAGCGCACCATCAAGCAAAAGAAAACTGAAGTTCGTGATGATATGAGAGGTTTTCTTGCTGAAGATGAAGTAGAGGCGATTGAATCAGACGTTGAAATCATTTATGAGGAAGTCGAGTTTGAAATGTATTCCGCACACGAAGCGTTAAGAGATTTAGGTAAGTTTCATAAGTTGTTTACGGATAAGACCGAACTTAGCGGAACAGTTCAAACTGTCGGTTTGACCAAAGAAGAGTTTGAAGCAGAAGCGGCTAAAAACATTGCACAGGCTAAAGAAACTTTAAATAAATTTGATGGCGAATAATCCAAACATTTTATTTCGGACAAGGCGGGCTTTTTTAATGCTTCGGCATTTGGATTTGCAAACCGCTTCCGGTATTCCTGATGCGCGGTGGGAAAAGTTTCAGATTGATGAATTAAATAATGATGCGATGTTCGGGCTTGAAAGAAAATGCCGCCAGGTCGGCTGGTCTTTTCTTATCGCTATGCGCGGTGTGGCAGATGCGATTCTGGATAAGCGAAGTTCTGTTTATAACTCGATAAATCAAAGAGAGGCACAGGATAAAATCAGGTACGCTCGCGCAATATATGAAAACATTCGCTACTACAAGGATTTGCCGAAAATCATCATTGATAATCGTCAGGAAATAGAATTTGATAACGGCGCAAGATTAATCTCAACGGCAGGCGGGCGCGGAATCCCTAACTCAAACTTTTTCATTGATGAAGCAGCTTGGAAGATGAACGCTAGAGAAATCTATACGGGAGCGGTGCCAGTTATTTCAAAAGGCGGCACTTTCCGCATGGGTTCATCGACAAATGGCGCAAGCGGCATCTTTTGGGAAATTGACACGGAAAGTTTTCAAAAATATCCAGACTTTGTTCGTACGTCAACAAAATGGTGGGAAGTTGAAGCGTTTTGTACGGATGTTAAGAGGGCAGTTAAAGAAGCGCCGAAAATGTCCACAAAGGAACGTGTTGAAGGATTTGCAACCGAACGCCTTAAGAAAATATTCGCTAATACCGTTTTAGAAGACTTTCAGCAGGAATATGAAGCCGTTTATGTCGATGAAACGACAGCATGGATTACCTGGGACGAAATCAAACAGAACACGCACAATGACTTGGTATATGAAGCAGTAACGTGTGAAAAGAACATCGATGAGGCGCTAATTACCATTGAAAGGTTTGGCAAATTAATACAATCGGGGAGTATTGAATCGGTATTCGGTGCGGGCGTTGACGTGGGACGCACAAGAAATTTAACTGAAATCGGGTTGGTTGGAATCTCTACAACACAGACCTATCCGCTTCGCTTAATGATTTCGCTTGATAACGTCAAATACGATGACCAATTAACAGTCCTAAAGAAGTTAATGCAGTTCGGAATAGTCAAGATGCTTATTGACAGAAACGGCATCGGCTCAAATTTAGCTGAAAACATGGAAGATGCTTACCCTTCAAAAGCTGAAGGGGCACAATTCGCGCTTGAATCAAAAAGACTATGGGCTACAGATGTCAAGATGCGTATGCAGCAGAATAAAGTTCCTTTACCGCCTGAGCCGGAATTGGGCTATCAAATCCACTCCATTAAACGAAAGGTTACTGCTTCAGCAAACATGGTTTTTGATACTGAAAAGAATGAGAAACATCATGCAGATAAATTCTGGATGCTGGCATTAGCACTTGCGGCGGCGAATCAACCAGTCCACGAATTTACGGAACGCTCACAACAGGTTTTGAGCTTATTAAAATGATTAGTTTACTAACGAGAGGAAAAATGGCACTCCAATTAGCATACAGGGCACTGACTGACCCCGAATCCATCTTGGCTAAACAGTCGGCGGATGAGCACTTAAATCTCTACCGCTTATCTTGGGCTTACTACCAGAGCAAAGTGTTTGCCCCAGGCGATGACTGGACGGCACTTTTATCGGCAAGCGGGCTGTACAAGCATACGAGACTCGTATTTAATCCCGTGCCCCAGATAATAGACTTTTATGTGGACAATATTTGGAGTCAGGCGGGCGATGAGAAATACCCTAAACTTATCACACCTGTTTCAAACGGTGTTGACGATAAGTTGATTGAGGCTGTTGCTCAACTTGACCAGTGGACGAACTGGCGAAAAGATCAACAAGAAGTTAAGTCCTACGCGGCGGCGACCGGAAACACTCTCGTTGAAGTCATAGACGATATGCAGCGCGGCAAGGTCACTCAAAAAACAATATGGGCTGGATATGTTAAGGGAGTAACTCTCAACGATGCGGGGGATGTGCAGCAGTACGCTCTTGAATACGAGGTTTATGATTCAAAGGAAAAGAAAAGCTACAAGTACGGAAAGATAGTTACAAAAGAGGAAATTAGATATTTTAGGGACGACAAACCTTTCGATTACGGTGTCGGGGCTGTTATACCAAACGCTTACGGCTTTTGCCCTGCTGTCTGGTTTCGCCATTCGGGGGGCGGCGTTAATGGTCGTGCGGCGTTTACGGACTACGCAAAAGTCAACCACGTCAATTCTCTCGCATCGCACCTGCACGACAACATTCATAAAGAAATCGAATCGGGCAAAATCATCTTTGCCGATAAGCCGGATCAATTCACTGTTATATCAGGCGGCAATAAAAACAGCGACGGAACGCTTAATGAAGTTGATCCGCGTCTTGATAGAGTATTAATCGGGATGGTCGGGCAGGGAAATATCGTGGATATGTCGGGACTTCTCAAACTAGCCGAAGCCCATCCTTATTTAAAAGACTTGCTACTTAGTTTTGGCGACGATTACCCTGAATTAGAGTACAGGCAGATTATCAAAGAAAACGCGCAACTGTCAGGCATAGCACTAGAACGACTGCTTACACCCGCACAGAATCGTCTTGATAGAGCAGCGCCTAACTACGATGGACAGCTTATTAAATTAAGACAGATGCAGATTGCAATAGCGGGTTGGAGAACTCGAAACGGGTGGACAAATCTAACCAAACAGCAGCAGTTATTTTCACCGTTTGACCTTACTTCATACGACAGAGGCGACCTAGATTTTAACCTTAAACCGTCTCGTCTAATCGAGCAGACCGAAGACGAAAGAGAAGATTTACTGATGAAGAAAACTAACCGGGCTGTTGTGAGTGCCGATATACTGCCGCGCGATGAACTGTTAAAGATTCTAGGTAAAACGGATGATGAGATAATCGAGTTATTAGCCAAATTGGATAAGCAAACCGTATCAGTAGGAAATGCACTCGGTAGGGCTATTGATTCAGGGCAGGGATTGGAGCTTGATAACTAATGAGCGAAATTAAAATTAAAATCACTATTGCTGGAAACGAAGTTGAATTATCAGTTGATGAAGCAAAAGACGTTTACATTCAACTTCAAAAACTATTCATTCATACCGTATCAATTTCAAGTGTTTGGGCAGACAGTCCAGCACCTAAAGGAACGCTGACAGTTAGCGGAGGTTTGCCGTTAGATGCTCAGGGAATAGTAGTAGAAGGATTAAAAGCGCCAAAGCTTGGAAAAGCGGTTATCAAAGCTTTCGATAATACTTTTAAGGCTGCAAGGAATAAAGATAGAGTGTAATGCCGACTATCTACGAACTAGCAAAATCTCATCGGTCCCGACTGTTGCAGCGTGAAAGTGCGGCGACCAGAGAAATCCTTCGCGCTTTTCAAGTTGTAGTAGATAATCTTGCACCGTATATAGAGGCATTAGAGGAAGAATTAAAAGAAAATCCTGCGTTATCGGCTACTAAAGTTTTACTACTCGAAAGATACAAAGCATTAGAATCACAATTAAAAACCGAGATAGAGCGTTTTAGCGCGAATGCGGCACGTATCACGACCGAAGCACAGCGCGTTAATACATTTGAAGCATTCAGAGAAGCGGCGGAACTTATCAGAGGTCAATCGGATGCTTTTCTGGCTCTACCATCGAGAGCAATGACAAGTTTTATCGGCTTAGCTTCTGACGGTTCACCACTAGAGAAGATATTCGCTGATATTTCTGGCGGTGCTGTTCAGGGCGTAAAGGATGCGATTATCGAGGGCATAGCGTTCGGGAGTTCAAAGAGAGTCGCTTCCAACCTGCGAAAGAGTTTCGGCACACCCGCGCACAGAGCGCTTGTAATATCGAGGCAGGAAACTCTACGGGCTTACAAATTCGCCGCGCTTTCTGTGTATAGGGATAACCCAACCATCGTAAAGGGCTGGATATGGCTATCTGCCAGAAGTTCCCGAACTTGCGCTGTCTGTTGGGCAATGGATGGAACAAAACATAAATCAGACGAAGATTTTGGAAGTCATATTTGTTGCCGTTGTACGCCTCTACCTTTTATTGATAAAGAGTTGCCGAAAACAGGTGTAGAGATATTTGATTCTCTCGATGCTCAAACTCAAGCGGATATTCTAGGTAAATCTAAGTATGAGCTTTATTCAAACGGAAAGATTCAATTAATGGATTTAGTTGAAACTCGTAATAGTAGAAGATGGGGCAAAGTGAGAAGTGAGAAGGCTTTGAGGGATTTATGAAGCGTCTTAAATTCTGGTTTTATGTATTTTATTACATCTTTGCCGCACTTAAGCAGTTCTGCGATTCGGCTGGCGAGATTATAGCTTTATTTATGAATTACGATGACGAATAAACCAAAAACATTCAAAGTTTATCCTGAAAAGCGCGGGCGGAATTGGGGATGGTATTTCGTGGTTAAAATCCATCCGTCAAAAGAGGCGTTTGATGCTTCTATGCGAAAACTCGGGCACGACAACCTAGAAGAAACGGGAGGTCTGACAACTTGCCATAAAGCCTACTTAGTTTCAGAAGATGGAACGGAAGAAAGAACACGGGACATCGGGCATATTCACTTAATCAGCGAGGCTTTAGGTTCTGAGGCTATTTCGCACGAAGCGACGCACGCGGCAATCGGCTGGGCGCGTGAGGTAGAGTTAGACCCAAACAAAATATTCGATTTAAGCGGAACAGGAAGCGTATCTGACGAAAACGAAAGATTCTGTTATGCACAAGGTCAAATAACAAGACAGATTGTTAATAAATGCTACAAATTTAATTTATTTACTAATGAATAAACAAGGGATGGCAGATAAACCTAAAATCAGAACAATAACAAAGGCT